AGTCGGGTACGGTAGTGGGGATGACTATGACCCTAATTGGTTAACAGATGAGGGTATATCAGGATACACAGGATATCAAGAATTCTTAGATACTCATGCAGTTAATGACATGGTATGGTACCAAAGTGGTTCCACAAGTGGCGATACTGTAATAACTGAGGTATTTGAACATATTTTCCATACCGTACATCTATTCGGAATAATGGGTGCGGTTCCCGGCTCATCGACCGCAGTAAATTGGATGGCAGAAGAAAATCCAAATTGGCAAACAACAGACTTACACTTATCCATGAAACAAGCTATCGAGAATGGTATGTATGACCCAACTGACTACGCACCTAATTGGAGTGGGGATACAGGTCAAGCTCAAGTGGCGTATAAAGAGTATATGTACTTATTAAACTTCGGTATGTGGGAAATGTCCGAGTTTTGGGATGGTGGGTCATTATCTCCAGAATGGAATGATAATATGAGAACACCATCAGGAATTCAAACTAATAACATTTCAGGATATACATTGTTTAATAATTATTTTGCACCAGTACTGACTAAACCTAGTTTTACAACACTAAGAAATATTTTCCAAAATAATGGAGGGGGTAGTTCAGGATATGTCGCCGATGATTGTGTAACACCAACACCAACACCAACCCAATCAGTCACGCCTACAGTAACACCTACAGTAACACCTACAGTAACACCTACAATTACTCCATCAACATCCCCACCCGTAGATTGGTCACCTACAGATGTAAATGTAGTGTCATGGGTTGACGCTTCAGACACCACTTCATACAGCCCGTCTACCGGTACATTATCCTCAGTAAATGATAAAACAGGAACGTATAGTACTTTAAATGTTAATGGTACACCAACAATAGTCACAAATGGGTTAAATAGTTTAAGAGTATTTGATTTTGATGGTAATAATGAGTTTATACAAAGTTCATCTTTGGAAACACAAGTATCGTCAGGCAATCACTGGTCTATTGGAGTATTCCAATACCATACAACAAATAACACTAAAAATTCTTTTTGGAGTTATGAAGCAGACGAGACACCAAATAAAAGAGATTATGCAATAAGTGCGGGTGCATCTAATAATACATGGCCAGGTGAATTAGATTTAGATGGTTTATCTTCTAACCGAATTAGTTCTACAATCGGAAATCTACAAACTTGGAACTTTCAGAGTATTTCTCAAAATACATGGGTGATTGTCTCTTGTTGGTTTAACAAATCGGGCAATCAGATAGGTGTAAGAGTTAATGGTAATAACGCATTTACACCTGTTAATGATTATGACAATAGTATACAGACATCTCAACAATTAAGATTAATGAGAAATAGGTCATCAGTAGAACTGGATGGTCGTATGGCCGAGTTCTTTGCTGTTGCAGATATACCAGGAGTTAGTGGTACCGACTTAACTGATTTAGAAAAGGCTGAAGGTTATTTAGCATGTAAGTGGGGATTACAGTCGTCATTACCTTCAGGTCACCCATATAAAACAAGTTGTCCAACACAATAAACTAATATTTATAAAATAAAATGTCACAAGTAACAATTCCAAATTTGAGCGGGTTCACAGGTGTACCAAGTAATAGTGATTTATTTATTATTCACGATGGTTCAAACGCTAAAAAAATTACATACTCAGATTTATCTACAAAAATATTTTCGGGTTCTACAAGTATACAGTCAGATGGTACACAACATAATTTAACGGGAAGTATTATTCCAACACAAAACTCTCAATATGATTTAGGGTCGGCAGAGTATAAAATAAGACATTTATATTTGAGTAGTAATAGTCTATTTCTTGGGGACACAACAATTAGTGAGTCAGATTATTTAAGTAGGTCTTATCTGAGTGATTCAGCAGTACCAACAACACCAAATGACCCAGGGGTAAAAGGTGAAATTAGATACGATAATACATTTGCTTATTTATGTGTTTTAGAGAATACTTGGAAGAGATTTGCAATAGAATCTATATGGTAATATGAATTTTTATATAAAGAAAAATAGTACACTACCTAAGTTAACTGTAGAAGTTATAGTAGACAGTAGAACTACATTCGGTAATACAAACGAAAGTTTTTCGTCATCTACAATCACCTTTAATATGAAGGACGTTGAAACCGATATATATAGAATTATTGGTAAAGGCGTTTCTATTAAAGAAAAATATTCTACAGGTGATAGTCCATTAAAAAGTTACTATTTAGAAACGCAATTCACATCAAAAGAAACAAAAGATATCGGTAGTTTTTTAGGTGAATTTAAAATTACAAACTCTAATGGTACTGAAATTTTACCTATAGAAAATGAAATTATTATTAACATAATTGACTCATTTGCAGACCCTAATTTATGTTGTAGACCAAATTTATCGTAAAATGTTATATACTCAGGAAATAAAAGATAAGATAAGTGACTTAGCCAAGAACAGTTCAGATAATTGCACTTCGATAGGGTTTGGTTTTAAGGAAGTAAATGGAGAATTAACTGATGAGAGAGCGTTAATTTTTAGATTTAAAGAAAAAAAACCAATAGCTGATTTGCTACCGAGTGAGATTGTACCCAAAACAATCACAGTGGGTAATGAAACATTACAAACTGACGTATGTCAAGGAGAGGACCGATTTGTTGCTTATGAGGCATGTCCATCAAGTTTTTACTCATGGAGTAATAACTCATCACTAAACCCTACAGGCTCCACAACTCCATCCCAACAATCAGAAATAAGACCTATAAAAGGAGGTCTACAAGTTAGGAATCAGACTAAAGGGTGGGTAGGTACGATGGGGTTCGTTGCCGTTGACAATGAAACTAACTCCATTGTCGGAGTAACAAACGCTCATGTTATGACTGAAATATTTTTTAGGGCTAATGAATCAGGTAGGGGTGTTGAGAATGTTTATGGGGATGATATTGGGCAACCAAGTTCGTCAGTTTCTCAACAAATAGGGGTAACAAAAAGGTATGTTCCAGTACAGGGTAATTCTTCAGGTGGAATTAACTATGTTGATGGAGCGTTGTTCACCTTAGACTCAACTTCTGTTAACACATCACAATCTTATCTATATAATGGTTTTTCTTTTACGGGAGCACCCGAATTCGCAACAACGTCTGAAATAGATGATTTAATAAATAATAATTACGACTTTTATAGTGTTGGTAGAACCACAGGTGCCAAAGGTGAAGGAGTAACTAAACTTAAATTTTTGAGTTACGACACGGTATACGTTAATAATAATTTAACCTCATCGACTGAAAGACTTTGTAGGTATGATGAATGTATTTCATATATTGCCAGTGCTAATACTACGACAAACGGTAACGGGTGTTATTACCCAATAAACAGTGGAGACTCAGGTTCCGCTCTTTTAGCGAATATAGATGGGGTTGTAAAAATAATTGGTCTTTGTTTTGCGGGTTCTACATCAGGTAGTCCTGATGGGTATTTTACTATTGGTAGAGCTTGCCGTATTGACCGTGTGGCGGAAGAATTAAACATAATTCCATTTACAGGTCAATCAATTAACTATAGTGACACAACGACTCCTCAGGTACATTACGAGGCGGGTTTCTCATCACTTTCCGCGGTTACAATAAATGGAAATAAATCTTATCAGTTAGGAACCGTTAATTAACAAAATAATTATTTTGTTAATTTACCGGTAAATTAATAAAATAAGTAGTATTTATATAAAAGTTTACTAATGGCACAATTTGCTGAAATTACATTAACAAGTACGAATTTAACGGGAGGAACTAACTTCTTCACTGTGGATATGAAAGAGTGCAGTTCTCCTACGTTCACTACAATTCAAACTGGTCTCACATACTCAGATTTCCCGTACTTAGTAAACTTAGATGAGAATTTCGGTGTTATAAATTGTTATGATTATAAGGTTAGTGAGTCAACAACTAGTTTAGTTTGTAGTGGAAAGACTAAGATTACAGGAGCGACTCCAACACCAACACCATCAGTAACTACAACACCATCAATAACCGCAACACCATCAGTAACAACAACACCATCAATCACACCAAACGCGTCCTCTAGCCCAACCCCTACAATAACACCATCAATTACAGTAACATCCTCAATTACACCGACAATTACTGTGACACCTTCAATCACCCCAACTGTAACAATAACACCAACTCCATCAAGTACACCACCACAATGTTATTCATTCTCAGTATTCACGGGTACTTCATTTAATGATACGTGTTCATCTTCTGATGTTATAACAGTTTACTCTAATAATGGAAGTACTTTATTTAACGGTTCCACGATTTATTTTGATAACTGCCCAATACAAGGGGGTTCTATACCATTACCTCAAAATACCTATATAAGTGAAACTGGTGACACCTCAGTATTCGTTACCCTTAGTGCGGGAACAATTTCAGTCGTAGGGGATTGTACAATCCCAACGCCATCGGTTACTCCTACCATTTCAATAACTCCATCCATAACCCCGACCGTAACTCCAACTCCAAGTTATACGGGGATTACTGTTGAATTCGGAACTTCTTATGAGTCTGGGTCGACTATTGCCAATTATTCATTCACTGCCTCCACATCGGTAAGTCAAAACACTACAATCGACTTCACTAATATACTATCACTAACCAATAACTCACCAGTTCTTATAGCCTCTGCAGTAACTATTAACGCGGGACAGACTATAGGAACTGCAACTGCTCGTAATAGTTCTGATTATAATAATATACGTGGTTATCAGACGTCATTTAGTGGAATAACATCAACAGGAGATTTAGTAGGAAAAACCGATAACACCAAATCAGTAGACTTTGTTGCTAAAAACAGTCCAATATATCAATTTTGGATTTTTAGAGCGTGTTGCTTAGATTCTTCACCACAGACAATCAATGTTCAAGTAGACGGAGACGCGGTTGCTTCAGGTGGTTGGGTGGATTCGGGACAAGGAGTTATTTTATATGGTAACTGTTATACCCCATACTCAGCAGGTGGAGATGGTTCTGACGGTATTATGTACGGACCTGATTTTAAATCATGTAGTTTTTCACAATGTCTATGCCCAAGTGTTACACCGACACCAACACCTACGGTGACACCTACACCATCTTCAGCCAATTTTAATAATTACAAACTAATTTCTTGTTGTGACGATTCGTCATTACTATTCGCCAACTTACAGGCGTTAACTACAATACAAATAGGTGATATTATCTCTTATCAAGGAGAATGTTGGGGAGTTGCCGCTATAGAATCGGCAACTGGAGCAACAACATCTATCGGCAGTACATTCTCAGGTTGTGGCGATTGTCAAGTAGTTCAGTCATGTCCGTCAGTAACACCTACACCCACACCAAGTCCGACACCAAGTGCGGACCCATGTATCGACGGATTAGATTGTTCAGTATCCGCGAACACTGAATGTGAATTAGATTGTTACACTGCATTAGCACCTTTTGTACCGAAGAGAATACAAAACTGTTGTGATTCAAGTGAGAGTTTTGGAGTTATGGTTCCTGAAGAATTAGAAGTGGGTACTTACTTATACTGGAATGATAAATGTTGGTATTTAGGGACTGAAACAACAGAAAATGAAAATTATGTAACATCGTTTACTGAGTACGAAACTTGTAATGAATGTGTGGGATGTAATGATATTTCACCTTGTGACTTATCTTGGATAACTTGTAAAGTTGAGCCATGTTGTATCGGAGCACCATCACTTCCTCAGAGCTCAATTACTTTTGAGGGTACCGCTTGTTTGGGTGACGGAGTTATTCATGGTGGAGTGTGTTATACAATAACGAATATCGCCAGTGGTCAGGGTAGTGGTAGTTTAGTCGTATCACAAAGTGATATCATTGAAGATATCTGTAACTATTCAGCGTGTACTCCATGTAACATCACCCTACAATCATGTACTATGACAAATGGTTCAGGTGATATAAACTACTTCCCAAATTATATAAGAGTCAATCAGGGTCTGATAACTCAGGAAGTAGTGAATGGTGATATCTGCCTATTTAGTACAATAGTTACTACGGGGGTTGGTTCATTTACTAATAATTTATCAGTTGAACTTTGTTACACGGTTGTGGATAATGACGATACTGTACCGTTAGTAACTAATTTCACATATGGAGGGATTAGTCTATTAGGTTGCGACGATTCCGATGGAAAATGTGCTACCGGCTATGTCGGTGTGAGAGATTGCGGAACAAGTAAAACGGTTTTAATTAATATTGACACACTTAATGCTTTTTGGCAGTCCGCGTCAGTGGGAGACGTCTTCTCAAGTGTACCTATCTCTTCCAACCCTTATACCTCTATTGGGTATTTAGGTAATGGTGTTAATAGCTGTTATACTATAGTCAGTGAGGGTACCGATATTGGTATACCTCAAGAATATCCTGGTGGTGGTACATGGACTACAGATGAGGGGGCTGTATCGGTAACCGACTGTGATGACGACTTATGTGTAAAGTGTCTATCAGGTGTTACGGTACAAAATGATGACAGCGGAGCACAACCAATTACGTTTAGTTATTATGATTGTGATAATAATTATTTAGTAATTACTTTACCTTACGGACAGACCCACACATTTGGTAGTGACTGTATCAATATACTTTCATTACATCAATTAAACTACTTTGAGGTAACTAATAGTAATTTAGTACTAAACTACGACTTAAATAATAATTGTGAGTAATGCCAAACTTAGCAGAAATAGGATTAAATAGTGAAACTTTAGGTATAAACACTTATGATGTTTTTGTCAGTGTGTGTGGTGGTACACCCGTTTGGCAACAAGTTGCGGATGATATAAGTTATAGTAATTTTCCTGTTTATGTTTTATTGTCTGATTACGGCATCTCAGATTGTTATCAATATTTAATAGAGGGAGATACTGGATGTGAGTGTCAAGGGACCGGATGGGTAGTAACTCCTACCCCAACACCAACAAGTAGTTCTACTCCTTCCGTAACACCAACAATCACCCCGTCAATTACTCCGACAATAACTACAACCCCATCAGTGACACCTACTAATGTTACTCCTTCTGTGACACCTACCAACACAATAACTCCAACAATAACGACAACCCCTACGATGACTCCAACGCCAACACCACTACCTTGTGAGTTAGTGGAAATAACCGAATTTACTCCTTATGACTCTACCGTAAACGTATTTAGTATATACCAACCATCAGGAGGGTCTAATCAGGAGGTTTCAATCTGTGATTGGATTAATTGTGTCTCTTTAAATAACTCATATTCAGGTTCGGGCGGATTGTTACCGTATAGTGGTAGTTGTGGTATTTTCTTAGACCCTAACGAAACATTACCTACAGAATCGGGAGTGTCATTACCCATTTATTATACGGGTGCAACACCTAGTGATTGTGTAGCACATACAAATGAAACCTTCTTTGGTACGGGATGTACTAATAATAGTAATATTACATCACCCGCATATGTTATGATTTCCGCAGCGACAGGAAATACAATCTATCAAATAAGTGGAGAGACTGAATTATCAATAAGTTTATATGGTACTTGTGACTATTACGGAGGGTTAGACATAGTTAATGGATTTAATGTTACATTAAATGAATCAAACCAATGGGTTATTAACGGTGAGGTTAACCCAACACTAAATCTAATCTGTGGTCAACAATACGATTTCCACATATGTTCATCAGCAGCGACAACCGAGTTCTACCTCGCAAATGCGTTTGACGAAGCCGGTACCGACCCCGCAAATGACTGGGCGTTAGGTGTGTCTGATGGAGTGACTAATAATGGTGAGAACCTTGGTACTATAAGTGTGACCTTCAATTCTGACGGTACAGATGGAGGGTATTGGTATGGACAAAATCAAAGTCTAACTAACTACGGTCAGATTAATTTTGTTGAATCTTGTACCGGTGTAACAATAAACAACACAAACCAAGTAGGGTTAGGGTATAACTTATCATTTAGTTATGACTTATGTGACGGGGGTACTGAAAGTTTAACTATACAGGGTGGTAGTAGTACAACCATAAACGAATGTATAATTCCTGAAACCATAACAGTTACGAGCCAAGGACCAAACGCAAATCCATCTTCATGGAATTACAGTGGAGGTGACTGTTGTTCATAATTTAAATATTTATAGAATATGCCATCAATAACAATAAATTTAGGAAGTGAGATACCAAACATAAGTACTTATGATGTATTTGTTAGTAACTGTGACCCAACATCATGGCAATTAGTTGCTAACGATATTGAGTATGAGGATTTCCCTTTGGTTATTAATCCCGTGGGTTTTGGTGCAGATGAAAGTTGTGTACAATATTATATTTCTGGGGATACGGGATGTGCGTGTAGTGGAGTAACATACGTTACATCACCAACACCAACACCGACAACTACTCCGTCCATTACTCCGTCAATTACCATAACACCAACAATCACCCCATCAACTACAGTTACACCAACTATAACACCAAGTATTACGGTAACACCAACTATAACACCAAGTATTACTATAACACCAAGTATAACGCCAAGTATTACTGTAACGCCAACACCAACTCCACCACCATGTGTGGAGGTAAATATAGACACCATCTCTGTCGGTGACCCGCTGGAAGATGTGAACGTATTCTTAGGTTATATGTCTACAGTAGGGTCAGGAGCATATCAGAGCATCTGCGATTTAATAAATTGCAGTTCAATAAATGACCTTGGTTTTGGTAGTACGTTATTAGATTGTCCAATTTCAATTCCTACTTTATCGGGATTACCCACAACTGTGGGTTCGTGTGTTGAGGTTCAATTTCCTGAGGGGGGAGAATGTACCACATATACACAATCAAGTTTTAATGAAGACTGTGTTCCTCCGGCATTTGCAAGTCAAGAATTATATATGGCGGTCACTTCAGAATCGGGCACAACGATTTATACGCTTACTGATTGTGGAGGTGGTATGGCAGTAGAATTATATGGTACTTGTGATTATGATGGATTAGGTAGTGGTATTGTAGGATATAACGTACAATTAAACGGTAGTGGTCAATGGGTCATTAACGGTGAGGTTGAACCTGATTTAACGTTAGAATGTGGAGTTGAGTACCAATTCCACGTATGTAGTAGTGGCTCGACAACACAGTTTTGGATGGCTGACCAATATAATATATCATCAGAATCTGAACCCGATGGTTCAGACGCATTAGGGTCGTCTGATGGTGTCGATAATAATGGAGCATACGTTTCAACAATAGTTGTAAACTTTAGTTCCGCAGGAACCAACGGTGGTTACTGGTATGGTTATAATGATGTTGAAGGGTCCGCAGGACAAATAACAGTAACGGGTTGTTAAATGGAATTTTTTATTAAAAATAATAGTGAATTACCCATACTTACTATGGAAGTGGTGAATGACGGTAGAACTGACAATTATAAAAAATTTAATGAGGATTTAGTTAATGCATCTATAAGATTTTCCATGAAACGAGAATCGGACGGGGCACAAAAAATTATTATGAACAATGCGTTTATAACCGAAAAATTATTAAACAGCCCCGACTCACCAAAAGAGTATTACATATACTACAAATGGTCTTTAAGAGACACTAATCAGTCAGGTAGATTTATAGGTGAGTTTACAATCACAACAAAAGATGGGGACTTAATATGTCCAATCAGAGAAAAGTTATTCATTAATATAAATTGACTCTCCATTAAAAAATCCATATACTTTAATCAATACTAAGAGTAATCATATCATTACGATATGAGGATAATATCTCAAGTGTAAAAATTAAAATTATGGTATCTCAAGAAGAAATTGAACAATTCCTCCACGGAGAGGATGAAGAAAAGTATATTGTAGCGTTAGAATACGACTACAGGTCTAATAAGATTTTTAAAGTCATTCAAGACCCACTAAAAGGAAAACAAATTAAATCAGAAACTTTTATCCCGTTTGCATGGGTTGGAGACTTAAAAGGTAAGAACTTTTATAACGGTTCCAAATATGCACAAAAGGAAGCCATGTCCAAACATGGTATTATCATCGAAAAGTTAGACACTCGTGGCGATGAAAGAATGGAACAAGGTCTAAAGTATATGGTTAAAACAACCAAAACTTACTCTAACCTCGTAAACTTTTTTAAAATGGGTGGATTAGACCCATGGGATAGAGAAAATACAAACGCTATCGCAATATTATCACCAGTAGAACAATATCTGTGTCAAAAGCAAAAACGTTTGTTTAAGGGGTTCGACGAGTATGATGAGGTTCACCGATTTGTATTCGACATCGAAACCACAGGTCTTGATGCGACAAAGAATAAAATGTTCCTTATCGGTATGAAAGACAATCGAGGGTTTGAAAAGGTTATATCCGCCCAAAATGAAGAAGAAGAAAAACAAATGATAATCGACTTCTTTAATACTATAAATTATCTAAAACCAACACTTATAGGGGGATATAACTCCGCGTTTTTCGACTTTCCTTTTATATTGACTCGTGCAACTATACTCGGTTTAGATATAAATAAAGTGGCGAAAACCTTAAACCCTGAAAAAACATTAAGACAAAAGAACGGGATGCTCAAGTTGGCCAACGAGATGGAGGACTATACCCAAACGATGATGTGGGGGTATAATATCGTAGATATTGCACATGCAGTCAGACGAGCTCAAGCCATTAACTCGGACATCAAAAGTTGGGGTCTTAAGTATATCACCCAGTTTATCGGAGCAGAAAAAGAAAACCGTGTATATGTTAAGGGTGATAAGATTGGTAAAATCTATTTCGATAACAAAGACTATTACTTCAACCCCAAAACAGGCGGGTATAAAGAAATGGGTTCACCTGGCACAGAAAACCTTATGGAAAGATTTCCTGGTCATTACGAAAAAGTAAATGGAGAGTATCTCATCGAAAGATACCTATATGACGATATTTGGGAAACTATGGTTGTTGATGAGGAGTTCAATCAAGCGAACTTCCTTCTTGCAAAACTTGTACCTACCACATACGAAAGACTTTCCACAATGGGAACTGCGACACTATGGAAAATGATTATGATGTCTTGGTCGTACAAACACGGACTTGCAATACCAAAGAAAGGGGACAAGCGTTCGTTTACAGGGGGTCTCTCACGACTATTACAGGTCGGGTACTCCACTGATGTACTTAAACTTGATTACTCGTCTCTATACCCCTCTATTCAATTGGTACACGATGTATTCCCTAAGTGTGACGTTACAGGTGCGATGAAGAGTATGTTGAAGTATTTCCGTGATACTCGTATCAAGTACAAGAAACTGGCTTCTGACCATTATACTACCGACCCTAAGTTATCATCACAATATAACCGTAAACAACTTCCTATTAAAATTTTTATTAACGCATTTTTTGGTTCGTTGTCCGCCCCACATGTATTTCCGTGGGGTGACATGGATATGGGTGAACAAATTACTTGTACGGGTAGACAATACCTTAGACAGATGATTATGTGGTTTATGCAGAGAGGGTATGAACCACTCGTTATGGATACTGATGGTGTTAACTTCTCAGTTCCTGAAGGTCGTGATTCGCACACATACATAGGAAAAGGATTAAACGGTTTGGTTGAGAAGGATAAAGAATATTCGGGGTCTGAAGCTGATGTTGCGGAGTATAATGATTTGTTTATGAGAGATGAAATGGGTCTTGATACTGATGGACAATGGCCGGCAACAATTAATGTTGCCCGTAAAAACTACGCTCTACTCACGGATAAGGGAAAGGTGAAACTCACAGGTAACACTATTAAATCTAAAAAACTGCAGACATACGTTGCCGAGTTTTTGGATTCGGGTCTTAGTATGTTGTTGGACGGTAAAGGTCAGGAGTTTTTGGATTCTTATTATGATTACGTAGGTAAACTTTATAATCGTGAAATACCGATTGCAAAAATTGCAAATAAGGCGAGGGTAAAACAAAGTATCGAGGAATATAAAGTTCACATCACAAAAAGAACTAAGTCAGGGTCATTCATGTCTCGTCAAGCACATATGGAACTTGCAATGGCAAATGGTCTTAGTGTCGGTCTTGGCGATACCATTTATTATGTAAATAACGGTACTCGTAAATCACACGGTGATGTACAAAAGAAAAAAGATGAGGTGGTTATTAACTGTTATTACGTAGATGAAAATGATATTGAGCAAAACCCCGATAAGTTGGGTGATTACAATGTCCCTCGTTATATCACTGCGTTTAACAAACGTATCGAACCTTTATTGGTTGTTTTTTCTCCTGAGATTAGGGATGAAATACTTGTAGAAAATCCTGATGATAGACCTCTATTTACTAAAACACAAACAAAACTTGTTAGGGGGTATCCAAGAAAGGACGGTGACCAAGACACTTTAGATGAGGTATTAACTCTTTCTGATACAGAACAAATTTTTTGGAAATCTGTGGGAATAGACCCATACTACATGTATGTAGACAACACTATGGATTTAGTAAATAAGGAATATGTAAATAAAAATAAGACTATTATGAGTTCTTTAACCCATCAGATGACATAATATACCATCCATCTCTTAAAAATCTTAACTCTACAGATGCCCCTGAATTAAGTTGTATCTCATCATACTCATCATCTATAGAGTAATCGGCAATTATTAATACATCACAAAGAGCTTTTATTGTTATATTTTCGGTAGTTTTTGAATCTAATTCTACTTGACAAGCCTTAAGGTCTTTAACAATAATCGCACTTTCTCCGTTAGTTTTATAATTAGAATTACTTAATAAAGTTGCTTCTGATGTTTTAATGGTGATACCATTAATAATTTTAGTAACTGGTGTTGATTTAAATATCGCCATTTTAGATAGAGTAAAACTGTCTTGGGAATGCCCTATATTGTAATGATTTATTTAAATTTTCAGCCTCACTTGCCTGTCTCTCCATCATTTTGTCAGGTCTTAACCTTTCTAATCTCTGTGTTAATTCTTCAATTAATTTAGATTTTTCATCTTTAGATTCTGTTAATAACGAATCGTATTCTAATTGTATCTCCGAATCAGGCGTTTTTAAATTTCCCTGGTATTTTCCTCTAACTCTACCTAATGATTCTTTTACGTATGACGTGAACCACCTTCTTACCCATGTCTGTGCCGGACTATTTAATTCATCCCATAACATTTCATCTATCGGAATATCTGAAGGAAGTCTAACAATATCAGGGTTTTCCGCTAAACATGAGTCCCTATCATCGGTTTCGTAATACCAATACCATACTTTGTATTGATTGTTTTCAAGGTTCCCGAAATCAAACTTACCTCCAGGTACGTTCATTAGGTGTACTGCCTTTTTACCATTAGGAAGTGCGGTAACTCTATATGTTAACTCTCCCGAAATTATTCTTCTTTTAATGTTAATATCCTGCATTCTTAATAAGATATCGAAAGCGGGAGTTATAAAATAATTTCCTGTAGTACCCATTTGTGAAAAACCAGCGCCACCACCTAAACCTCCTCCACCAAAACCACCAAATCCACCCATAAATGGGTCAAAATAAGCGGCGTCTAATTCTGCTCGACTAAACCATAAAAGTTCATTTAATTCTCTTCCTTTGGGTATTTCATAAATCTGTTGTCCTGCAACCAAATCAATATAATCTTTCTTCAAAACGGAGTCACCCCCCGCTTGAAGTCCCACAATCTTAGAATATGCGTAAGTATACTGAGTTTCCCAGTCTAAACTTCGACTAATAAATGCTCTAGTTAATGACTGTTCATCTAAATTTAAACCATATAACGAGGTCCATTGTGATTCTATTAACCAATCATTAACATATTGAGCGTAATCCTGTATGGACAACTCTAATAGTGAGTCCATCATTTCATCGGTTATTTCAACACCTCTTATAGGAGCTCCTAATAGGTGTTTTATTCTAGTAAATAATTTACTTCTTTGTGGTTCAGTTATTGCAGACATATACCTTTTTATTATAAATATTAAGTATTATATAAATCCTCTTTATTAAAGACATATCTACCCCCTATTATCTCAGTATTACTATTATCGAATACCATTACACCTTTTTTGCTATTATGAAAAACTAACCAATCAGTTTTATAGGGTTTTATAACTCCCGTATCAAACATAATGATTTTACCATCGTCTTCTGTATAGTATTTAAATGGTTTTATTTGTGCTGTTTTATCACCTTCAGGTGTTCTTATCACGGCATCAACTCCACCTATCGCATCGACGACACTACCCATCTCACCAACTTGTTTTACATTTCCATCACCAAAAATTTTATTTAAAAGTTTGACAGAATTTTGTTCAGTTCTGTCACCTTGTTTGTGTCTTCTATTAACAGTTTTATACATATTCGTTAACGTTTTTGACGCATGTCCAAATAATCTTGTTTTAAAATTTCTTATATAACCTATAAATCTATAAACCTCTTTTATTTGTTGACTTTCACTTTTACCTTTGAAACTAATTGGTTGGTGTCCGTAATACTTTAACACCTTGTTCATATCATTCATTAATAGACAAAATGTCGTTGCGTTGGTATTAATCTTATTTAGAACTGACCTTCCTGGTTCGACCACACCTTCATACTCAAAATCATAAATACCTGATAACTGGTCCCCTTGTTTTTCTCTCCAAAAATCTTTAAATATTTCCTTAAAGATTTCATCTATCGCCTTTCTATAAGACCATTTAATTCTTGGGTTTTTATTGAATAAATCGATAGTTTCTTTCACATCCCTTGATGAACATCCTGAACTTTCAGACTCAACTAATAACTCCTTGGGTCGTACTGACTCAGTCAAGGTTCCCTTATTTTGACTATTATATAAATCATTTACAAATGACCAATTAACCACTGACCAAAAATTCTTTATATAATCATCTTTTTTATTTCTATATTTAAGATAATATGAGTGTTCCCATAGGTCTAAACCTAACAATGGAAACCCACCCCCTTTAATTGTGTTCATAAGAGGGTTGTCTTGATTCGGGGTCGACATTATCTTTAATCGATTATTTTTTGTTAAAACTAACCAAACCCATCCTGAACCAAACCTTTTTTGTGCGACGGACTCAAATTTACTTTTAAAATTATTAAAAGTTTTAAAGTCTTTAATTATCTTTTTATATATCTCACCTGAACACCTTTGTTTTTCTGGACTCAACATTTTCCAAAATAATGCGTGATTAAAGGCTCCGCCAGCGTTGTTTTTTACTGTATAATCGAACATTGATATTGTTTTTACAATGTCTTCGAGATTCTTATCTTTACCTCTCTTATCTTTAATCGCTTTGTTGAGTTTTTCAACATATCCCTTATAGTGTTTGTTATAATGAACATTCATAGTTTCTTTATCTATAAAACGTTCAACGGCTGAATAAGAATAAGGTAACCTTTCGATTCCTATTTTTTTCATTTCTTGAATTATTTGACTGGGTAACTTATTACCGATTTTTTCAGTAATAATACGGTTTTCTATCTCTCGTATTTTTTCTATTTTTGACTTAGTTCCCATAATTTATTTTATCTATAAATAACGCGGAACACAAAATAATTCATCTTTTTTCTGAAATCATATTTAGTATTTCTTCCATTATATCACCCTTTCCTTCGTTATCACCCATAACTGTCTCAAAAATGTTTTTCTTTTTGTTGAGTATATTATATATGATACCTTCTATTGCATTCTCAAAAATTGGGTAGTACACCGACACCGAAAATTTTTGTCCGTATCTATAAGCTCTGTCTTCTGCTTGAGAATGGTCTGAGGGTACAAATGATAAATCGTTCATTATAACTGCTTCAGCCGCGGTTAATGTTATACCAACACCCGCAGCTTTTAAATTACCCACAAAAACATTTATTTTTTCGTTACTTTGAAATTCGTCCACTGAATATTGTCTCTGAGGTTTTGACATTTTACCATCAAGTTTAACCGCAGATTTACCAAAATGGTCGGTAATCTTATTAAGAGTGTCTGTAAAATTAGTAAAAATTATAACCTTTTTTCCTTGGTCTATTATGTTCTGAGCCAACTCTATAGTGTTTTTTATTTTACTCTCAGCGATAACCTGTCTCACTTTCATTAATTTAGAGAACTGTATTGTGAGTGATGTGGATTCTTCAGATGAATTATACCAATCATAGTATTCTCCCATTAATTTTTCGTATTCTTTTGATTTTAACTTTAAATAAACCGGTGTGATAATCTTTTCGGGTAAATCTAAAATATCTTCTTTCAACCTTCTCAAAACCTGAGGTTTTGTTCGGTCTCGGAGTTCTTCAAGATTTGAAGACCCTGAAACATTCCAAACTTTTTTTGCCCCAACATTAAATTGGTATCCCGCACAGTATCTTATTGCATAAGCCATCCAGTTTTCGGCAACAGGTGAATCAACCAAATCTAAAAGATTATAATAATTCATGGGTCGTGAAGTCATCGGAGTTCCCGTTAACAACCATACTTTACCTACTTTTTTCGCTATGTTGTTTGCGATTTTAGTTCTCGCGGCTTTAACGTTTTGTATATAATGAGCCTCATCCATAACAACCAAATCAAAACCGTAATTTAAAATATCTGATTTGTCAGGATGTTTTGGGTCATGAAAGTTTTTGAGAATGTCATAATTTATTATTGTGTAATCCGAGGGTTCCCATTTCTTACCATCAATGATAGAAATATCTCTGTCTGTGTAGTTTTCTATCTCTCTTTGCCAATTTATTTTTAGTGACGCGGGACATATAATTAAAACTTTTTCAGAGTTATTTTCTAAAGAAGCTATTACTGTGGATGTGGTTTTACCAAGACCCATGTCATCCGCTAAAATATATTTGTCGTTACCTACTAATTTTTCTATTGCCTCTATTTGGTGTGATAGTGGGGGTCGATGACTATACTTTTCATAGTCTATATTCACCTCTCTTTGTCTATTCTTATGAAGAGCAACTTTAGGTAACCAAATGCTTGAAAGTTCCTCCTTATCGAAAAGTTTTCCCCATATGTGATATGACTTCTCTTTCTCAACTAAAAGTTTTTCAATATAAATCTTTTCGGGTTTTTTAGTTAAAAGTTTGTCGTCCATTAACTTTTTTGCGAAGTAACTATCTAACTCAACCCACCTTCTAGCTATTTTAGGGACTACTTTATTAAACTTTATTATGTAATCCGACTGAGCTCGTGTCAACTTAAAATGATTAAACTTCCTCATTTTAGACTGAAGTTTTAGGATATAGTTATTGTATCCATCGTATTCTTCAAGAATACGTAGAGCCCTTACTTCAGGTAAGTTGTTTAATGTTTTATTTTCCAATACGAGAGTAAATACAGTTAAATATAACAAATAACCGAATATTTATCAATAATGAGTAAAAGAAAAATACCTATTACAAGATTAGAAAAGTTTTTCGGTGCCGAAGATTTTGAGTTAGATATTGCGATGGGTCGTGAATGGCTTGAGGGGGATATGAACTTTAGACTTGTTCTTTATAGAGTTGATAAGCAAAAAACTAAAACTGATGATGTTTACGGAGAAACTGTTGAGGATGGTATAAAGTTTCATCCGCCTGTGGAGTTTCGTGGATATGTACAGGTAGAGCAACCCGAAAATCAAAATTACGGACAAAGTAGTATGTCACAAATGGAACCTGGTAATTTAAAGGTTGGCGTATATCAAGACACTTTAGATGACTTAGATATTGAAATAGAATATGGTGATTATATCGGGTACTATGAAACTGAGTCCAGAGTAAGATATTACTCAGTTGTTAATGACGGTAGAGTTGTTAGTGATAATAAGCATACTTATGGGGGTTACAAGCCGTTTTATCGTAGTATTATTGCATCACCTGTTAATGATAATGAATTTAGAGGATTATGAAAAAGAAACTTATAAAAGAATTAAATATAATAAAATCTCGTATGGGGTTAGTTGTTGAACAAGAAGAGGTAATTAATCCTATTGGTCTTAAAGTTATGGTTTATTATAACTTACATAAAAAAACATTTTCCGTACAGTATGACGGTAGAATCATATTATACGCGGATTATGTTAAATTAAAAGATGTCGAGTTTAGAGTAAGAGAGGGAGGTAAGGAAAAAGTTAGAAAAGAAATGAGAAAAAATGTTCACGCCTTTGTCATCGGAACTTTACTCGATTATTGTGAATGGCCTTGTGAAAATATGCCACCCGAAACCAATGATAAAGTAATTACTTACAATCCATATAAGTACGATTCTTTTGTAAGAAAGGATAGTGAAGAGCCAATTTATAATGCAAATGAAATCGACATGATTAATACAAAAAATAAAATATTCCATATTAATGAAATTGTAGGTTAATGGCGTTTCCAAAAAAAATAAAAAAAGATTTAAAAATCACTCCCGATAAAATTTTATTAGAAAGAAGGGAGCAACTTCTTGAGTATATTCAAGAAAATGGTACGTACTTACCCAAGAGTGTTTTACACGCCGACTTAGACCGAGGTATGTTAGATTTTGTAAAGGAAGATTTAGAAATGTCTGCTGACGGTAAAACCGTAAACCCTATTGATATTATTATTACTACTCAGAATTGGGCTCAGTTTACTGAAACGTGGAGGTTTCAGGATTTGGATAAAAATATTAAACCTCCATTTATTGCCACAGTAAGACAACCTGAAGTGAAATATGGTTCAAATCCATCACTTCAATACACCATACCTAATAGAAAACAATTTTATTATGCAAAGGTCCCAACGTGGGACGGTCAAAGAAAAGGTATGGATATATACAAAATACCACAACCCGTACCTGTAGACATTACATACAATATAAAAATATTTTGTACTAAGATGAGACATTTAAACGAGTTTAACAAACTTGTTTTACAAAAATTTTCATCAAGACAAGCATATACGTTTGTTAAAGGTCACTACGTCCCTATTATTTTAGATAGTATATCTGATGAGTCAGTATTAGATATTGAGAAAAGGAAGTACTATATTCAAAACTACACATTTACAATGTTAGGGTTTTTAATTGATGAAGAGGAGTTTGAAATAGTTCCCGCGATTACGAGGGCATTGACCTTGTATGAGGTCGGAGTAGACACTAAGTCTAGACGTGCAAAAAAACATCCTCCAAATCCTCAGAACTTTGAGTTAGATATTTTATTCTTATCGGGAGTGACTAGTTTATCCGAGGTTTATCCTTATAAGATAGATTTAAATTTTCTAGACACAATTAATGTCGATGAGTACTCAGTTTATATAAACAATAATTACATGGGGGACGACCTACCATCAATTGAGATAAATACTAACGACACTATTAAGATAGATGTTGTTAAGTTAGACCCGACAAAAGAGTCGATTATAAAGTCCGAGGCACATATACCTTACAGTACTTAATTACTCCCCATATATATCTGTCATATCTTTACAAGTGTCCTCTATCATTTTTTCAATAAACTTATACATCTTTAATCCTTTCTTATTACAGTAACTCTTTAGTAGTGAGTGATGTTCTTCAGATATTTTTAGGTTTTTGATTTTCATATGTAGGTTTTTTTAATAAGTCAGAAAAAAGGTAGAAAAAAGAGCGCCTAATAAATAAATATACGTTATACGTATTTGTCCTTTCGGTTTTTACATAATATTTATCAAATAAATAAATTAAAATAGAAACTAATTAATATGGCAGACAAAGTATTCGTATCTCCCGGTGTATACACATCAGAAAGAGATTTAAGTTTTGTAGCTCAAAGTGTTGGTGTAACTACATTAGGTATTGTTGGTGAAACTCAGTCAGGTCCTGCGTTTGAACCCATTTTTATAACAAACTTCGATGAGTTCACTGCATATTTTGGCGGTACAAGCCCAACCAAATTTATAAACACTCAGATTCCAAAATATGAAGCGGCATACATTGCTAAGGCATATTTACAACAATCAAATCAACTTTTTGTAACTCGTATACTTGGTTTATCAGGTTATGATGCGGGTCCAGCTTGGTCAATCTCAACTGTAGGTAATCTTAAAAAAGACACAGTAGTTGGTACGGGTAATGCAGGTCCCTTTACGGTGACTTTCAGTGGTGTATCAGGAACTAGCGCTTCGACAACAATCACTAATTATAGTGATTTACCAGGATATATTGAAGATTACTTCTCATTACCTTACACTACATTTAGTGGTGGTGTTAGCACAATTGAGGATGATTTTAAAACAAGTCTTTATAAAGATATCGTAGACCCATCAAATTCAGGTAAAACTGCTTACATGTTCGGTACGGTAAGTGGAGGAACCTACGACACAATTACAGGAACATCAAATTGGACTGGTAGTGCTAACGTACTTGATGTTGACGGATTAACTATCGATACCGCCGATTTTGAAGCATCCAAAAATGATTCTTGGTATTACTCTTTATTCCCATACGATTCTACAGACCAAGACTACTCAGGTGTAGGTTTCGGTTTAATCGTTACAGGTCTTACAAATACGTCAGGTAATAACTATACAGGTACTGCGGTTGTTTATGATACAACTTACTCAGGTACTGTAATTACTGATTACCATAATATGGTGATTTCAACATTACGTTCAAGAGGTATCTCAACATATAGTAATGATGATGGACCAGTATATGAAGTATCGGGATTAACTGATGTCACTATTAATAGTAGTGCCGCGTATTCAGGAATCACAAACAATCCGTTTGCAACATTCCAATTATCAGGTGTAACTAGTGATTCAGAAACGTTTACTTTTGACACCTCTTTCACATTAAGTGACCCTAACTTCTTAAGTAAGGTATTAGGACAATCTAACTTTGGTAAGGATAGAAACGAAGTACCTCTAATGGTAGGGGAACTTTACTATAACTTATTAAATACAGGTTATAGACAAGGTAAAATCAGAGGATTAAATACCGATTTATTACCATTCAATGGCGCTAGAACCGATACTGATAATACAGGTATCGGTTGGTATTTAGATAGATACCAAACACCATTCACCCCATATGTAGTTTCTGAATTAAGGGGTAATGAGGTATTTAACTTATTCAAGTTCATCTCAATTTCAGACGGTAGTGGTGCGAACAGAGAAATAAAAGTATCAATTGCAAATATTTCATTTAATAATTTAACTTTTGATATAGTTGTAAGAGATTTTTATGACACTGACTCAAGTCCCGTAGTCTTAGAGAAATTCACAAACTGTACAATGGACCCAAATCTTAATAGTTTTGTGGCTAAAAAAGTAGGTACGGCAAATGGGGACTTCGAATTAAAGTCTCGTTATATTATGTTAGAAATTAATGAAGAAGCACCAATAGATGCTTTACCATGTGGTTTTAGAGGTTATCAAACAAGACAGTATAAAAATTATAAGTCACCTCATCTAATATATAAAACAAAGTATGATACTCCAGGTGAAATTATTGCAAATCCCCCATTCGGTACTACGGGTGGTGATAATGTAACAAGAAGTTCAGGAGATAACCCAAGAAGAGTTTATTTGGGTGTGTCAAACACTGTTGGTATCGACGTTGATTTTGCATCTTACAAAGGTAAACAAAATCCTACTGACTTAGCAACAGCAACTGAATCGTCACCATGGGCAGTACTAACTAAAGGATTCCATATGGATTCAGGGGCGACCGTGATAACTATCTCAAGTCAATGGACTACTTCGGGTGAAACTGCGTTCGACGTTGGAGACGCCTCGTTTAGAAGTGAACCAGGTGATACATCACCATACTATAGATTAAACTCACGTAAGTTTACATTAATACCCACAGGTGGTTTTGATGGTTGGGATATTTACAGAGAATACCGTACTAACGGAGATAGATTCATATTAGGTAACAGTGGATACCTCAAAGGAGCGGCAACGTCCATAAGATTCCCAACCGCAACAGGATGGGGGGCGTTTAAAACAATAGTTGGTCCTGATAAACAAGACTGGGGAAATACTGATTATTACGCTTACTTATGGGGTCAGTCTACATTCGTTAACCCTGAAGCGGTAAACATTAATGTATTCACAACACCAGGTGTCGATTATGTAAACAACTCAAATCTTGTGGAGGAGGCTATAGACCTTATTGAAACAGATAGAGCTGACTCAATCTACATTTGTACTACCCCTGATTACAATATGTTTGTTAATACAACTTCAGACTTTACAGGTAACTTTATTTACCCACAAGAATCAACTGAAAACCTTGAGGATACGGGTATCGATTCTAACTACACCGCTACTTACTACCCTTGGATTTTAACGAGAGACACCGTTAATAATACACAAATATACCTACCACCAACGGCAGAGGTTGTTAGAAACTTAGCACTAACCGATAATATCGCATTCCCTTGGTTCGCATCAGCGGGTTACACAAGAGGTTTGGTTAATGGTATTAAAGCACGTAAGAAGTTAACACAAGATGATAGAGATATCTTATACAAAGGTAGAATTAATCCGATTGCAACTTTCTCAGATGTGGGAACTGTAATATGGGGTAATAAAACTACTCAAGTTAAAGAGTCTGCACTCGACAGAATTAACGTTAGAAGATTGTTATTACAAGCTCGTAAGTTAATTTCAGCGGTGGCAGTAAGACTATTGTTCGAACAAAATGACGACCAAGTAAGACAAGAATTCTTGGATTCAGTAAACCCAATCTTAGATTCAATCAGAAGAGATAGAGGTTTAATTGACTTTAGAGTCGTAGTTCAGAACACTCCTGAGGATTTAGATAATAATACATTAGTAGGAAAAATTTATCTAAAACCAACAAGAGCATTAGAATTTATTGATATCGAATTCTTAATCACACCGACAGGTGCATCATTTGAAGATATCTGATAATTATTAAATGGGGGTCAGTTAATCTGTCCCCCATTTTTAGCCTTTAATTAAACGTTTAATAAAAAATAAAGAAATGGAATTCAAAAAGAAAATTTTAAGAGAGTCTATGGAAATCGAGAGTAATGGGGTAAATACCTATTCTGAGAAACCTCAGAACATTGTTATGACCGAAGCACAATTAGAAAGACTTATTCAGAACCTTAATAAGTAAAATATATGAGTCTAAAACAGATTATAAGAAAAAACCTCAATAACATTTTAGTTAGTGAAGGTATAGAAGACGGTAATCCCGACCACAAGTATTATGCTTTTGACTGGGATGATAATATCGTAACTATGCCAACTCAAATCATGTTAGTTGCTGATGATGGTCATGAGGTAGGTATGTCTACTGAAGATTTCGCGGAATATAGACAAAGAATAGGTGGAGAACCTTTTGAATATAAAGGTGAACTAATTGTCGGATACGCAGAAAATCCTTACAGAAATTTCGGTGTAGAAGGTGATAAAAGATTTATTGTCGACTCTATGTTAGCGGAGCCGGGACCATCGTGGAGTGATTTTGTAGAGTGTATCAACGGAGGTTCTATTTTTGCGATTATAACCGCTAGAGGTCATACACCATCTGTTTTAAAAGATGCAATCTACAATATGATTGTTACAAACCATAATGGAATTAATTCACAGACCCTTATCGGGAACCTTAAAGAATATCGTGATTTGTCAGGAGAGGTCTTAAAAGACGACCAACTACTTATAAAAGAATATTTAGACATGTGTAAGTATCATCCCGTTACTTATGGTGAAGGTTCAGCATCTAATCCTGAAGAAGGTAAAATAAAAGCTTTAAGAGAATTTATAAACTATGTTAAATATCAAAGCCAGAAACTAGGACAAAAAGTAACATTTACTAATGATGTAAAGAATAACTTTGTTCCTTTAATTGGTTTTTCTGATGATGACCCAGGAAATATTGAATCAATAAAAAAGTTTTTAGATAAAGAATATGAAGAAAGCCCAGTAAAAACTTATTTAACTAAAGGTGGAGATAAATTAGAAGTATAATTTATAACTGCTGGAATAAGATTTTACAGATAAAAAAATAAAAGTAAAGAGAAAAAAGTTCTGAGCTGATATTTATAATTAAATAAACAAGAAATTTAAAACCAAAATACTATGGCTGATTTATTAATGAAAATGCCCGTACCGTATGAACCGAAAAGGAAAAATAGATTTGTTCTTACTTTCCCTTCATCATTAGGTATAAACTCATGGTACGTTGAGTCGACCTCAAGACCTAATGTCCAAATTAATTCGACTGAAATTCCATTCCTAAACACATCTACTTACGTTGCGGGTAGATTTACATGGAACACTATTAATGTAACGTTCAGAGACCCAATAGGACCTTCTGCTTCACAAGCATTAATGGAATGGGTAAGATTAACTGCAGAATCGGTTACAGGTCGTATGGGATACGCTGCAGGTTATAAGAAAGACTTAGACTTGGAAATGTTAGACCCTACAGGTGTTGCTGTAGAGAAATGGATTTTACAAGGAACATTCTTAACGGATGTTAATTTCGATAGTTTAGGGTATAGTGATGACGCGTTAGCAACAATTACCGCGACACTACGTCCTGATAGATGTATTTTGGTTTACTAATACTATTGAAAAATAAATAATAGTTCATATAATTAACCATAGGGTTCATTCCCTATGGTTTTTTTTTACACAATATGGAAGAAGCAAGACAATACGGACAACAAGACTTTAACTTACCTCATGATGTGATGACATTGCCATCGCAAGGTAAATTCTATAAGAATAAAAAGAAGAGTGTGAAGGTAGGGTACCTAACTGCTCAGGACGAGAACATACTAATATCAAATACAGGGGGAGACGATTTAATCCGTAAGTTAATAAAATCTAAAGTTTATGAACCCGATTTTATTGTAGATGATTTATTAGAGGGTGATATGGAGTCGATTATGATTTTCTTACGTAACACCGCATTTGGTCCTGAGTATAATTTTACTTTAACAGACCCAAAAACATCAAAGACCTTTCAAACATCAGTAAGGTTAGATGAATTAAATATTACTGAAGTAAAAAATGAACCAAACTCAGATGGTGTATTTGAGTTTAAGTTACCGAAGTCAGGAAATAACGTAAAATGTAAGTTACTGACTATTGGGGACATTAAAGAATTGAATGATACGTTTGACCAATACCCACAAGGGGTAGTGGCTCCTATAGTTACCAACAGACTCGAAAGACATATTGTGAGTATTGACGGTAATGAGAGTAGAGAGGAGATTTCAAAATTCGTATTAAACTTACCTATCTCTGATTCTAAATTTATCAGAAATTATCTCAACGACTGTGAACCAAAATTGGATTTACGGAGACAAGTTACCGCCCCGTCAGGAGAAAAAGTGGATGTGAGAGTCACTTTTGGGGCGGAGTTTTTTCGGCCTTTCTTCTGAATATAGAGTCGCGCTGCTCGACGAAATCTATTACTTATCAAAACACGTTAACTTCACATATGGGGATGTGATGAATATGCCTACATATGAGAGGAAATACTTCATTAATAAATTGGTAGAGGAGTTCGACAAACAAAGAGAAGAAATGGAGAGAAGAAAATCCCAAAAGTAAATATTTATATTAAAAAGGTATAATGTTTTTACAAGAAAATACAGGTAGTAGTACTGGTGCAGGTAAAGAAGCTGAAGAGTTAAAAGGTCTGGCGAGTGCTACAGGTATATTTGACCAAAAACTTAAAGACTTAAAAAGTACATTAACAGGTTCTATACGTAATAATTTACTTGACCCTAAAGAAATAACAAACGCTACTTCTAAGCTAGAACAACTAACTTTTAAGTTAACCACAGAAACGTTAGGACAAACTAGAACAATTGGTGAGGGGGTTAGGGATACAATAGCACAGGCGGCTTACGAATCTGCACAATATGGAATTACTTTAGACGAACAACTTTCGGTGTTTAAAGAGATAAATACAATTATGCAAAGAAATACTTTACTGACCGCCGAACAACAAACAAATATTGCTCTTTTAGCTAGAAATGCGGGTGTTGCTGCAGGTGATATAGCGACTATGGTCGAGGGTTTTGATACAATTGGTGTTGGTACTACTGATGCTATAAACAATATAAGTAAAATGCAACAAGAAGCGAGGTCTTACGGTATTAATGTAGGACAGTTCATGAAAAATATTGGGTCAAATGTAAAGTTACTAAACTCATATAACTTTAAAAACGGGGTTGAAGGATTTACAAAGATGGTCGCAAAAGCACAGGCTTTACGCTTAGACTTTAACAAAACCGTTAGTTTGGCTGATAGTTTATTATCACCTGAAACCGCAATTGAAACTGCCGCAGGATTTCAAATGTTAGGAGGAGCTGTAGGTGATTTAGGAGACCCATTCAAACTTTTATATATGGCTCAAAATGATATGGAAGGACTACAAGATTCTATATTAGATATGGCTGAAGGTGCGGTAACCTTTAACGAAAAAACGGGTGACTTTGATATTCCTGTCACAGAGATGTACCGTTTAAGAGAGGCCGCTAAACTTACAGGTATGGATTATCAAGAACTTGCAGATACCGCGGTTAAGAGTGCTGCAAGAACCAAAAAACTTAATTTTTTAGAGGGGTCAGGACTTGACGATGAAACTAAAGAACTTGTTGCTAATTTAGGTGAATTAAAAGATGGTAGTGTAAAAATTAAATTACCTAATTTTGATGATTTGGTAGACGCTAGTATGTTGGGAGACGAAAAATACAAGGATGGGTTAGAAAAATTAAAACAAGTACAGGAAGACGCTAAATTAACCGATAGAGAAATAGCACTGAAACAATTAGACGCATCAACAGTTTTAAATGATATATTAGCACAACAAGTTGCAGCACTTGGTCCATTTATTGGTACAAGAACAGACGCAGTCACGTCTGCGATTGATTCTGCAGGTGCAGCGGCAAAAACTTTAACACAGTCTGTGGTAGAAGGTATAAATAATGAAAATGTGGATGCTCTTGGAGAAGCTTTTACAGAAGCGGCTAAGACCGGATTTAAAAATGAAGAGGCGTTGTCTGTATTAAGGTCTAGATTTGGTGAAGTGTTAGGTTCATTAGATGACTCTTTCGAAGGGATGGGAGATAAAATCAGTAGTAATTTCAGCGATTCTAATATTTTCAATGACGGAGAGGCATTTAAGTCATTAGGTGGTTCATTAAAACAATTTGGATTTGATATAGAAGAGTTAAAGTCATATGGTGTTAATGATGTACTTACAGGTATTAGTGGAGACCTAACTGAATTTATTACAGATTTAATCGCTTTAGAACAGAGATTTGGACAACGTGACGGACAAAGACCTAATGAACAAGAAGGGACGGCACCTGAAGTAAATACAACACCTTCAACTAATACACCTACACCAACCACAACTCAATCAACAACACCTATAACACCAACCACAAATATTCAAGATACATCAAGTTTAAATCAATCACCATCACAAAGTGTATTAAATGGTAATGTTAATTTAAATGTAGGAGGTACTATAGATTTTGCAATTGACGGTAGAAATTTACCCCAAAATATATCTACTGAGGAGTTGGCAAGTCAAATAGTGAATAATCCTGACTTTACAAGTAAGTTAATGTCAATATTTACTGACTCAAATAATACGTATTCAGTATAAAAATATAGAATTAATCTATTTATATAGAAATAGATTTATATGCCGAGCGAATTAACATTTGATGCTACAGAAAACTTTAGAAAAAGACTGTTAGTTAGGAACCTTGAACCATACAAAGAAGGTTACAAAGGAAACGAAAGTCCTGGTAGTGCTGAATTCTCAATAAAGGACCTTGGAGTAGTAGACAGTACAAGAGTTACTGACCTACAAGTAAATGAAGAAGCAAAAAAAAGGGCGTTTATATCGAATCAGTATGGTCCTGAGGGTGGGTATAAAGATTTAATAGATATACAAGATATAAGAAATAAAATAGAAAAGAGAGAAAGTTACTACACTTTTGTGTCATCAACATATAACGCTTTCAATCTATTAACCTCATTTAATCCGACAGGAACAAACGGAAGCTTAAGTCAAGATTCTGCATTAGCACAAATTGCGGGAAACCAACTTAAAACAGAATTTGAATATCGAATTGCTGAAGAGACATATCAACAAACACTTGGTAGGATTAATGTAATAGATGCATTATCAGACCCATTCGACGCTATAGCGATTGCAACAGGTAACGAACAAGCGATTGAGAGTGATTGGAAAATATCAGTACCTGATAATATAATAGGTAAAGGTTTAGATTTAATCAGTAGAATATCAGGTGTCTATTCACCGTATTCTTGGATTCCTGGAAGTTACTTTACTAAAGTTGAAGAGCAATCAAGTATTAATCAAGCTTCGAGAGGGGATGGGGAGTATAGTGATAGAGGAACATTACTACCCGAAGCCAATAAAAGGTCTTCAGAACTTTTTATATCTAACTCAGGTAGAGGACAAACTAAAAGGTTGTTTAAGAGTTTATCACTAAATGTTTTTGCACCCGATTACACAGATAATAATAGAGCTTTTGGGTTAAAAGCCCCTTCAGGTAACTATTACGTGGGGAGTAAAACACAAGACCCTAAAGACATTGTTGCACCATCAAACGAACTACCGGTAGACCAATTTGGTAATAGAGTAAGAACACCTGTTAGAGGATACTCTGAGTTAGGTAAACTATACGAGGGTAACTTTTCATTTAAATTTGGACTTAACGGAACTAAATTCTTAAGGGTAGGAACTGCCACAAACAGTAGTTACGACGCACCTAGATTACAAGGAGGATTTACATGGACTAGTTTAGACGGTGTAAAATCTGCGGGACGATTTGTATCGCAAGGTGGTGGTCTTGGTTCTGTTGATAGTAACTTTGAATCGAATATACAGTCATCATTTGATGCGGGTGTATCAACACAATACGATTTTAAGAAAGGTTCTATATTAGATGACACACAAAAATTAATTGACTCCGCAGAAGGGTTACAAGGAGATGCAAGGTTACAACACGTTGGTAATGCAATAAATCAAGTGTCAAAAGTTTTTAGTGACGGTACTCGCGAGATTACAAAAGGCTCAAGAGTTTATAAATACGAAGACCAAAGCACTGGTGAAATTAAAGGAATGGAATACTGTAGAGTATTTACTAAAGACATACCTTATTTCTCAAATAGTGAACTACAAAAGGAAGACGGAATGACTAATCAAAACAGAAGATTCCAATTTTCTGTCTTAGATAATACCTATAATCTTAATATCGCACCTTTTAGGGATGACGATTCAAGTAATATACAAGCCGATAAAGTAAAAAAGTATATGTTTTCAATTGAAAACTTGGCTTGGAGAACATCAAGTAAACCTGGATTCACTTATTCTGATTTACCCGTTTGTGAAAGAGGACCTAGCGGAGGTAGAATTATGTGGTTTCCACCATACGATATGAAAGTATCTGAAACCAACTCTACCAATTGGACATCTAACGAGTTTTTAGGAAGACCTGAACCGGTTTATACGTATAACAATACGACCAGACAAGGTAGTTTATCTTGGAAAATAGTGGTTGACCACCCCTCAATATTAAACGCAATTGTTGATAAAGAGTTGGCGGGTCAAAACTCACAAAGAGTTAATGACATTGTTGATTCATTTTTTGCGGGATGTAGAAAATACGACATATATGAATTAGCCCAAAGGTTCCCTCAATTTACCTTAAAAGATATATACGAGATAGTTACAGAAACTACAGACATAAAAACATATGAAAATTTTTCAAAAGATATTGAAAGAATTGACTTAACCGAAAAAGACCCTGTCATTGAAGAATATACTCCTGAAGTACAAACACAAGACTATGAGTATGAATTTTATTTTGACAATGATGTACCCGGACCACGAACTGCATCGTCCACAACTACAACTGAAGAATATGCGAACACACTATCCACATACATAGCCAAAAAAGAAACTTACTATAATACTGCGGACTCTGATAAAAAAATTCAGGTACTACAATTTTTTGAAAGCTTTTTAATAAACGGAGAAGGTACTAATATAACAGAAAAGAAAACACAGGAGTTAGTGGTAAAGATTAAAGCGGCGTTAGATAAAGGAGCCACTATAAATATGAAATTAGTAGGTTCTGCATCTGCACCAAATAGTGTTGCGTATAACGATTCTTTGTCTAAAAGAAGAATAGACGCCGTTAAAAAATATTTATTTTCGTTTTTTGACTTAAGTAAATATGAAGACAGATTTTCAATTACCGAAGACCCACAAGGAGAACAGTCAACCGCCACACCAGGCGGAGGTGAATACGGGTCTTTTAATTGTACAGAAGAGTTATCAGGTAACTCTACGACATATTCGGTTAACGCAATGGCATGTAGGGCTGTGGTGATAAAAACAATTGAAGAAATTCCTTCACCACCTGAACAAAGGGTAACCGAAGTACCGCCGGAGGAAACTATAATAACAGAAACCATAACAGGAAAAACGGAGGTAATAAGACAAAAAGAATCAAAACTAACCCAGCCGAGAAACGAAGTTGCTAAGATAATAGTTAAAAAATTATTAACTGAGTGTGACTACTTTAATATGATGAGGGAGGAAACACCAAGAGTGTACGAAGGTATCAAAGAGAAGATTAAATATTTTCAACCGGTATTTCACTCTATGACACCTGAAGGATTAAACAGTAGACTTACTTTCTTACAACAATGTTTGAGACCTGGTGATACAATCCCCGTAATAGGTGAGGACGGTAAACCAAGAGAGGGGGATGTTAAAAACACTGCGTTTGGTGCGCCTCCGATATGTGTATTAAGAATAGGTGATTTTTATCATTCAAAAATTGCAATTCAACAGATGAGTATTAATTACGAACCATTAACATTTGATTTGAATCCTGAAGGAATTGGTGTACAACCTATGATAGCAGATATTAATATGAGTTTTTACTTTATAGGTGGACAAGGAATAAAAGAGCCGGTATCTAGATTACAAAACGCATTGTCTTTTAACTATTATGGTAACACGGAGGTTTATGACGACCGTTCAATAGTTACCGAAGATAGGTCAGAATTAAATAGAGAGGCTTTAGACGCTATAGAAGATGCGAATGATTTTTCATTAACTGAAAACGGTCAAGTTGAAAGAAGTGAAGAGGCGGGAGATACAATAGGTGAAATAACAAGTACTCAAACAAGCCCTGAACTAACAGGAACAACACTCGATTTAATAGGTGAAATAAACTATAAAGCACCTGTTGTCGACTACGTCAAAAAAACACAAGCATATACACAAAATATTATTACCACTGTTGAAACCGTAAATACATTCCATTCAAGAATAGGTCTTTATTATCTAACACAAAAAAGAAACTACACAGAAGGCTATGTAACAGGGTATTTAGATGGTAATAATGAATATGAAACAAATTTATTTGGTAAACCGATAGAGATACAAAATAGGGTTATTGATTTAAAAAACAAACTATTAGAAGATGTTGATAATGATGAAAATCCATTTTTAAAAACACCTACCACAACAATCTATGAACAAAATTTAAAAAATAGTGATATAAAAAAATTTAAAAAGAATTTAAAAACACTCATTGAAAAAAGAACAAATGAATATGCTCAGATTATGGAAGGTCACGGGAATAGTGCAGTAGGAGTACAAACAGATTTTACTAGAATTAATGATAAACTAAATTTAATTACAACAAGTACTGACGGTTATAAAAACAAAAAAGGTAGGGCATTTATACTTTCATTATCAGCAACTACTGAAGTTGACCCTTCGTCAGATATGATAGACACATACGGGGAGTTAGTTGACGACATCCAAACAGTGGGAGAAGATATGAAAAATTTTTATGAAGAATTATTTCAGGGAGTAGATAATAGTGATGATGATTTTGATTTTGAAGACGAAGACAATAATATAAGTTATGGTCTTTTACCTGAAAAAGATAATTTATACATAGATTTTTTATTCCCACCTTATAACACAGAACCACAAACAAGATTTTGTACGATTAATTTTGGTTTTGTAATCAACAACCCTGAGGAATTAAAAAGACAAATTTTAGGTGAAAAACTAATAGAAAAAGCAGAATGGGTATTTTGGGTCGACACAGTAATTAACGGTATAGGAACACAGACAAATAATTTTTCAGCAGGCTCACTACCAAACAATAACTGGGGGTTACAGAGTATATATAAAAAACTACAAGGAGATTCAAACAGAAGTGTCGAAAGGTTTAAAAATAAACCAATATGTTTAAAATTTAATTTATACCAACCATTTAATTTAGAAAAAACAAGAAACTTCACATACATACAAAAACCACAAGAATCTGCTGACGACAGTAAGGTAAAATACTTTAACGCAACATTTAAATCAGGATTAAACGATGGACCCAAAAACATCTTTAATGAAAAATATACATTTAACTAATGAGATACTATAATAGATACCAAGACTTTCTTTTGAATGGAGAACAAACTGTAGTGCCGTTTGTAAACATCCCATCAAAACCAACAGACAAGAAATTTATTTATAGAGTTAGTAGAAGTAGATTGGATAAAGTAAGTCAACAATTTTATGAAACACCATACTTTGGTTGGTTAATTTTAGCGGCAAACCCTAAGTTCGGGGGATTAGAAAATAACATCGATGACGGTGCAGTTTTAGTAATACCCTTTCCTTTAGTGAATTCTTTACAAGATTATAAAAAGGCATTAGATACACACTTCTTCTATTATGGCAGGTAATGAATTCTTTAACAATCAAAATGTATATGTAGAAACCGATTATGACAACATTATTGTGGTAGACCCCAATAAAGTTGTTGATAGTGGGGGTAAAGTCTCTGAAAGGTTAGTCAATCACGAGGAACTCGTTATGTATGCCAGCTTAGAGGCTAAAATAATACCGAGAAGTAAATTAGTTGTTGGTGATAATTTTGAAACTGCGGTAGAAAATATTCGAGTAGGAGCCATTGATGACAACAAAGAAACGGTAATTAATTTTATGAAACCACAATCTCAGGACACGGGAGAAGGTCAAACACAAGATTCTTACTTAGATACCTCATGGACTGACAATTTAACACTCGGTAGAACACGTAATGGGGATGTTGACTCACAACTTTTAGGAATAACCAATATATCGATTAAGATAAATACTTCATACGCTGCGTTGGTAACTATTGAAATGGAAGACGTACAGGGAAGGGTTTTATTTGAGCAGGGTGAAAATTCTCCATACAGTGCGTTTTTTCATTTACCATACCCATTATTCACCTTAACTGTTAAGGGATATTATGGTAAGGCGTTAAGGTATGAATTAATGTTAAAAGATTTTAACGCAAGATTCGACCCATCTTCAGGTAATTATAAAATTACTACTAACTTTATTTCTCGTACTTACGCACTTCTTTCAGATATATCAGTAGACTCTCTATTCGCATTACCTCATATGTACGAACGAACCGCAACGTTAGGTCCCGAAAAGACCACAACCAGTAATGAATCGGGTTTACAAGAAGTCAGGAGGATTAAATCTACCAGAGGTTATGATATGATAAAGAATGTTTATAGTTCATATAAGGCCAAAGGTTTGATAGATGAAAATTTCCCTGAACTAACGTTAAGTCAAATGTTAATGAAGTTGGAAAACTTTGAACGGTATGTAATGGAGGCGTATGGACAAGAAGATTTTGCAATCTTAAACGATATTGATTTGTATCGAAAAACATTAAAAGAATATGAAAGTAAGATATACGGGCAAATAACGGATAATTGGGAAACAAAAAATATCGATAAAAACCTACCATTCATATTAAACATCCCAAACTCAGCGGTAGTATATCCGTTAAAAAAAGAATTAACAAATCAGGAAGAGACTGCGCTACAAAACATAAGTGACTCTATATCTTCACTTGACACCATTATCAAGGAATATAACACAAAACTAAATGATAATACCACGTTTGGTAGTGACGGACAAGCAAAAATACACGGAAAAAAATTAGAAACTACGCTCACCTCAACAATATCAATCAATAATTTTTTAACACAAATAACCAATCCCGATGATATCGATTATGAATCTACGTTTGAAGTAAGAAATGGTAGAGCGGGTACAGAACAGGAAGTCGAGGCACTAAAGGTTGAGATAGAGACAGAACTGACAATTAATGGATACCAAGTTAACGCTGAGACGTTAGAAATGGAGGACAGTCAGCTTAGGAGGACCTTCTTCATCTTTGGGGATGTATACGGTAAAACAAAATACAATATAACTAGTTTTTTGGGTAAGTTACAGAGGTTAAATGATGACTTTGAGACTAAGAGGAGTATGGTAGAAGAAAAGATGTCTGAGGCGTTGGCGGAAAAAATAAAAAGTCCTAACGTGGGTCTTGGATTTTACCCTACAATAAAAAACATAATCGCTGTTATATCGGCAAGTGCAGACGCGTTCCTAAGATTAATGGACCAAGTACATGACGAATCTTGGGAACAAAGAAAAAACCCGATAAGAAGAAATGCCGTTTTATCTCCTGAAAAATCACAAGGAGTTGAAACAAATAGTGGTAATGCCCCGACAACTAATAACCCACAACAAGAAACCGCCATTGTATATCCTTGGCCTCAGTATTTTGTTAACTCAGTAGATGAAGACGGAAATGAAGAACTAAAAGACACATACCCTGGTGACTATACTGTCGCGTCACAATTAAGAGCGTTCTCTTCTACGGTATGGCCTGAGGTTAGGTTTGTTGAAGAATTTATGAAAGGGGCTACTCAGAAAGAGTCAGGAAATATAGACTTCGATTTAACTAATACGTTAAAGGATAATCCATTTATGGGTATAAATGCGATAGAGTTCCCAAACCAAAATCAACCGTATACAGACTTAAACATAGTTCCATTTATATATGAAATATTTGAAAGAACTTTATTAAGTAGTAATTATACTAACCTTTATAAATCAAGTGGTTATAGGGATGAGGTTTACAGTGTTGTTAGTGACTTTGAGTATAATAACCTTAAAGAATCAGTTGTTAACTCAACGGAGTTAATCGAGCTATTAAAAAACTTCGCATTTAGTTACGAAAATATGTTGAGATATATGAAGTCTATTTCCAACAACGGACAAGGTACAAATTGGAATTTACACTCAAGGGGAGAGTTTACGACGCCATATATAAAATCATATTTAGAAAATGATTATGGAATATATGATTTAAGTTACTTAGAAGGAGATAGTACCACAGTTGAGTCAAATGTTGAAAATATAGATAAATTAGAAAAATACCTTAAAGCTAGCTACTCAGACGAAATGTCATTTAGTGATGGTTACCCATTTAATAATTTATTATGGATACAGAATAATTTATCAGAGGGGTCACAAATAAGTTCAGTTGAATTAAGTAACGACACGTCTAAAATGTTTTCAATAAACTCAACCAAAAAGAGTATCGCGTCTTTTAAGTACGGTTTTGATGTTTTAGCGGATTTAGGTTCACAATCATCAGGTCAGTCAAGTATAGGTAAAACATATGACAAAAAACCATTCACGTATTTTGAATGGATATTAAACTATAGTAATTCACCAACACAAGAGACTAGTGACCTTGACTCATCAATTAATTCTAACGGAAACACAAACTACCTAACAAACGCTCAAGTCATAAATTACTACAATCTTAGGATGCAAAAAGATTTAGTATTAACAGAGTCCTTTATTGATTATGGGACAAAATATGACACAACTGAGAATTACATTAGTAGAAACCAAACTACTTCACTACTTAATACACCATATTTCATCAACTCAATTATGAAAGGAGTTGAAAACGAAAAAAATGAAATTGAAAATCCATATACCGCTTTAGGTTATTTGTACTTAAATTCTTTACCTTTATCCACACTAAAAGAAAAGTTTAAAACAAACTCAAATACAATAACCACAGAGTTAAATTATATTTTTGCAACATTAAACAAGTATTCGGCTATTCATAAACTACCATACCCTTTCATATTAAAGTATGGTTCGATATGGCATAGATATAAAAAATATCAAAATGATAATATAGATATTTTAGATGATGTATGGAAAGATTTCGATTATGTAAACGCATATGACCCCATTTCAAACAACACGTCTAAGTCATATAGTTTTAATGATTATAATGGTGATAATACCACAATAAAACAATATGAGCAATTTACCGATATAATACAACTGAATCAGGGTGACCCCGCATTTTTAGGGGGAGATTTGAACGTCACGATAAACCTTGAGTCGACAAGAGTCCAAAACGGATTCTTCCCTAAAGTGATGAATGACGTTTATTATTTCTTCACCAAAAAAGACGTATTTAGTACGTATTCATCGTCAGAACTACAAAGCGCTCAAACCGAAAAAGGATTACAAATAGGTACGACATCAAAAACAAAAATAAAACTTTCTAAAGACCCTGAGACCGATTATCAGATGAATACATGGTCACAGTACTTTAATGTTTTAGGTAATTATGATTTTAGAGAGAATAAAGAAAATAAGGTACTAATAATACCTTCTTTTGGTGAAGCTAAATTTAATCAAACAAGATTTGAATGTTTTGATGCGGTTGGTAACCACAAACAAAATGTAACAACAAACCCATCGATTTATAATGGAGGGGTAAGGTCATTATGGTCATCTTCAAACTACGGATACTACTCAAATGAAATGATTGATAAACCAAAACCTAATCAATATATAAAACATATTAACCCTGAAAATAAAAATACACAGGCGTTTAATTTAGGTAATGATACTTCTTTAACTTATTCATCGATAGATGATATTTTCGGTGTCTTTACTAAAGACATGTTGGATTTATTTGAACAACACTTTTTAAATTTTTGTCAACCACCGAATAAAACACAATTCTTAGTTAACAGAGGAAACACAACATTTGAAGAGTTTATAAATAGTGAAGAGGTGAGGGGTCAATATGAAAATGGAGAAGTCCCTTCAACTGAACTGAGTAGATGGAAATCGGTTTATGAAAATCAGGAAAGTTTATACAATGGACCTAATTTATATAAATATGATTTAAATATTCATGAAGTTTTAAAATCTTTATTAATGGTTAATGCTCCTAGTGAACAGTTAAATTTTGACAATGTATTGAAAAGTTTAACTAACTCACAAAGCACACAATTCATAAACTATAATTTGGACGTACTCACAAATAAAGATATCATACTTAAAATTGGAAACCCATCGAAATATAATAATAAAGTTTATGGTTCATTAACAACATTATCGTCACAAAAAATTGAAGACCCTTATAATTTTGGAAACTATGTACAGAACTCATTACCTACCGAAGGTGGAGGTGTAAGTTTAGGGTCAAGTAAGGCGTCTTATCCGAGTGCGTGGAAGGCAATGTATGAATATGTTGGAGATTTCTCCGAGGGAGGATTTAAGTATGGAGATAACGGCTCATATCTAACCGACTTTTTTGTTGATATGGAATTTGAATTTACTGAAAGTAATGTTCAACTATTATCTCCTATCATAAAAATTTATGCATCTAAAAAGTCGAAAGACCAAACGATGAATAAAGATAATTTTATAAACGAAATTAACGAGTACCTTGGGGAACAAGAAAACTTCCAAAAGGATATACTAAATCAGATATTTATAAAATTGAATAGAGATTTACCATCGGTATCTATTACTGAAGAATCATTAGGACTGTCTAAGATAGACGGAAATATACCAAAACTTGAACTATGGAAAACGTTTCAAGCACTTAATGATAAATGGGTGGCAGGTCAAGACTTTAAAAACAGAACTATTTTTGAAGACTTCTTATTTTTAGATAGAGCGAACAGACCGGTGGGGGATAAGGTAGTTGTAAATATTTCCGAATTAGAAGGTTTTATAACAGGTAGAAGTGACAAAATGTCAGTTTATGGGTTATTAGGTCTGATATACCAAAAAAATAATTTTACATTTATACCAACACCCGCGTATACTAATTTCTACGGTAGAAATGATAGGACTAAGAAAAATGAACCATTACCACAAGACATACCGAATGACCTATTCGGTACGTTTATGGAAGTCGATACTAGAGATAGTAGACCGAGAATGATTGGAATTTATGTTGGTGAACCATCCTCTAATTTAGGTACAGGGCAGAATAATACTTTTAGAAAAGGTGACGACGCGTTTGATATAACAAACCCATCGGATTGCCCATTAAGAGAAAATCAAACAAACAAAACTAACTATTCTGATAGTAATAGATGTGTAGGATTTCAGGTAGATTTCGGAAAAAGAAATCAGGGAGTATTTAACTCAGTCTCTATAGACATGAATCAACACAAAAATATTGGACCGACATTCCAAGTATTGGAGGACATAGGTTCTCAAGCTTCGGGTCAACAAGTGGCTCAACAATCTCAATCTCTTTATAATTTTTATAAAACTAGAAGTTATACATGTCAAGTACAGTCTATGGGTAACGCTATGATACAACCCACGATGTACTTTAACCTAACAAACGTACCCTTATTTTATGGACCGTATTTAATTATGAATGTAACACATAATATAACTAATAGAGGTTTTACCACTAATTTTGACGGGGTAAGAATACCGAAATTTGCACTATCACCACCTGATAAGTTAGTTGCTAGTGTTAATAGACAGCTATTAAAACAATGGGAGGAGAAAGTCAGACAAATTGAAACAAACGCTAAAACAGGTGGGACGGAAAATGATTTAGCATTAACTAAGATGAAAAACATCTCCCAAGGACCAGAAGAAAAGGGACAAGAGATTACCAAATATCCTCAAAAACCATTTACCGAAATGGTAAAAACACCAATACAAGCGCAAGAAGTTATTGATTATGTTAACAGTAAAGATTTTACAAGTGATAAGATAAAAACATTAATATACGGAATATCGACACAAAATCAGTCAATCAGAGAAAATTGCTATAATAACAATATTATGGATGTAAGAACTGATATATTAGTAACTAATAGAGACCAATTCTTCGATTCTCAGGTTTGTGTACAATATGGGGGGATTTTAACAACAATAGCATCATTTGATAATATCGAAAAATCATTAGATTTTATGAGAGCAACACTTAACCCAATCGGACCCATGGCCGATGCAATATACGATGTACTACAACAAGGGGCAGTTATAGATGAATTACCTAAAACTTTAACAACTGTTTATATGAGTAATATTTACTCTAATCCGACAATTAACGGAAGTGCATCTGATATTATAAAAGAGGTTAATTATCAAAAACAAACCAACGAAAAATTCAAAACTAATTATGAACAGTGGTTAGATATATTTAAATCTGTGATACAGAGAGGTGAAAGTTGAATATTCCTAACAATAAACATATTTATATAAAAAGATTACAAATGAACATTAAAAATTTATTAGACGACTACCTACAAAAAGATAGTAGAATTACTGAAAGAGATAATGGTGATGGTTATAAAGAAGTTTGTGATTTAGATACTGGAGATTGTTATACCGTCAGAATGAGAGATGGTTTAATTGAAAGAGTTGATAACACTATGAAGGTTAATAGAACTATGAAAGTTGAGACACGACATGGCGTAAAAACATTATTAAATGGTTAAAAATTAGAAAAATGTCTATAGATAAAAAAATTATAAATGAAATTGAAAGATATAATAAGATAACTAATTATATCATTGAGCAGGAAGATACTGAATTACCCCCACTACCTGATGAAGGTGGTGATGAAAATTTGGAAATGGGTGTAGATACCGAAACAAATGTTGAGGAAGTTCCTGAACCTGTAGACGTTGATAGTGACCCAGATGTTGAAGTTGTTGGAGATGAAAGTGTCGATATTACTGATGAAGGTGGTGTTGAGGAGTTAGACATTACAGATTTAGTAACAACTCAGAAAGATATTTCTGACAAACAGGATGAGTATATGGAGAATATGTTTAGTAAGTTAGATGATTTAACTTCTAAATTAGGTGAGATGGACACTATCTTAAATAAGATTAACGACTTAGAACAAAAAGTTGAAAAATACAGACAAAAATCACCTGAAGAAAAATTACAGTTGAGAAGTCTTGATAGTTATCCATACAATCAAAAACTAACAGACTTCTTTATGGACAAACAAGATGAGTTAGAACAAACAGGTAAAAACGAATACGTTTTAACCTCTGACGATGTTGAAAGTTATTCTGATGGTGATATCAAAAAGTCTTTTGATAAACCATTTGAAGATGAAGATAGATTATAAAATACTATTAATATTAATTACTTTTTTATTTTCGGGATGTTATAATACAATCCCAACAAAAGTATACAAAAATCCTAGTAAATTTGGATTTGACGCAATGATTCCCACATATTGGGACGGACAATACCCTATAAAGTATTGGGAGAGTACAATTAAAGTCGGTGAAAAATGGACAGATTGGAACGGTATCACATGGGTGATTGAAAAACACCCAACGGAAGAAGGGGTTCTAATAGTTCGTACTGACATATCAGAATAAAAAAAGGACCATATTGATGGTCCTTTTTTATGTGTATCATTTGACTTAGTGTTTTTCGTTGTTATATTTTACATTGAGTAATAGATAAAAATTTAACGAATAAAAGAAAAAAATTATGGCAAATGCACTCGACGCAGTACTGGCACAGTACGAAAAAAACACAGAGTCTCGCGGTGGTGGAGACGGAATGACGCAACAAGAACGTCTTAAAAAATACTACACTACGTATCTACCTAAAGGAACCAAATCAGGGCAATCACGAATTAGAATACTCCCCACTCCTGACGGTTCATCACCATTTAAGGAGGTATGGTTTCACGAAGTACAAGTTGATGGACGATGGGTTAAACTATACGACCCAGGAAAAAATGATGGAGAACGTTCACCACTAACTGAAGTATATGAAGAACTCATGTCTACGGGTAAAGAGGCGGATAAGAAGTTGGCAATGCAATACCGACCTCGTAAGTTTTACATTGTGAAGGTTATTGACCGAGATAATGAAGAAGACGGGGTAAAGTTTTGGAGATTTAAAGACAACTATAAGCAGGAGGGTATTCTCGATAAAATCATTCCTATTTGGAGGGCAAAAGGAGACGTTACGGATGGTAACGAAGGTCGTGACCTCATTGTCGAACTATCTAAATCTAAGACTAATTCAGGAATTGAATACACCGTTGTTCAGACAATCATGTATGATGACCCATGTCCTTTAAGTGGAGATGCGGACCAAATGAAAGAATGGATAGAAGATGGTATGACATGGTCTGACGTTTACGCACAAAGACCTATTGAGTATCTTGAGGCGGTTGCACGTGGTGAGACACCTGTATGGGATTCTGAACTTAAGAAGTTTGTCTATGGTGACGACACTACCGAAACAATTGGTGGTACTACAACTACTAAGACAGAAACTACTGAAGAATTAAAAGACCCACAAACAAAAATGCAGGTTGACGAAGACCTTCCTTTCTAACAAAAACAAAACAATAGATGGGGGGGTGTAACAACTCTCCCATCTTTATCATTATGAAATTTTTGTAATGAAAAAAACAAAATACAATGGCAATTAAGAAAAAATCATTTAAAGACATAAAGAAGCAGTTTTCTTCTTCGGCAAAATTCAAACCTCAAAGATTCTATGACTTGGGCACTGATTTTTTGGATGCCGTAGGAGTACCTGGACCTGCTATGGGACATCTTAATATGTTCTTGGGTCATTCAGACACAGGTAAAACAACTGCTTTGGTTAAAGCGGCGGTTGACGCACAAAAGAGAGGTATTCTTCCAGTATTTATCATTACGGAACAAAAATGGTCGTTTGACCACGCAAAACTTATGGGTTTTGAATGTGAAGAATTAGTGGATGAAGAAACTGGAGAGTTGGATTGGGATGGATTTTTTATCTTCAATAACAACTTTGAATACATCGAGCAAATTACAGACTATATCAATTCTTTGTTAGATGCGCAAGAAAAGGGAGACTTGGATTATGACCTTCTTTTCCTTTGGGACTCGGTAGGTTCTGTACCTTGTAAGATGACTTATGACGGTAAAGGAGGTAAACAACACAACGCTGCGGTACTCGCAGACAAAATAGGAATGGGTATTAACCAAAGAATATCAGGTTCACGTAGGTCAGACTCTAAACACGAAAACACTTTGGTTATTGTTAATCAACCATGGGTAGAACTCCCCGACAATCCTTTTGGACAACCTAAAATCAAGGCGAAGGGTGGTGAAGCGATTTGGTTGAACTCATCAATGGTATTCTTGTTTGGTAATCAAAAGAATGCAGGAACTACGAAGATTACTGCAGTAAAAGACAAAAGAAAAGTAAAATTCGCTAGCAGAACAAAAGTCTCTGTAATGAAAAACCACATTAACGGACTAGGATATGAAGATGGTAGAATACTTGTAACTGCTCATGGATTCTTAGCGGGTAAAGACTCAACGGAAGAGAAGAAGTCTATTGAAAAGTACAAGTCAGAACATTCTGAGTATTGGAAAGATATTATTGGAACAGGTAGTGATTTTAAGTTGGAAGAAGATAGTCTAATCGCGTAATTTAAAACAAGTGACAAAAACCTTATTAGTGGACGGTAACAATCTATTTAAGATTGGATATCACGGTGTTCGGGAATATTACCATAAGGGTAATCACATAGGTGGAATCTACCACTTTGTGAATACAATTAGACGATTTATATCCGAATACAACTACGATAAGGTTATTGTTTTTTGGGACGGCAATGACAACTCTAATCAAAGGAAAAAGATTTTTCCTGAATACAAAGAGAATCGTCGTTATAACAGACTAAACGATATCCAAAAACAATCTTTTAATTGGCAACAAAAGAGAGTGAAAGAGTACTTGGAAGAGATGTTTATTCGTCAGGTTGTTGTTGATGGTAATGAATCGGACGATATGATAGCATACTACTGTCAAATATCTGAAGATGAAAACAAAACAATATTCTCGGCGGATAAAGACTTAACACAACTAATTTCCGAAAGAGTACAAGTCTACTCACCAACTCAAAAACAAATGATTAAGTTTGGTGATAAGGTAAAACTTAAAGATATTTCTATACCTCATCAGAATGTTACAACATTTAAAATAATATCAGGTGATAAGTCTGATAATATTGACGGGATATATTATTTTGGTGAAAAAACATTTGTAAAACTTTTTCCTGAGATAGTTGATTCTGTCGTTAGTGTTGACGATATTTTACAGAAGGGTGAACAACTACACGAAAATGACAAAGATAACAGAGCATTACAAAATTTACTTTCAGGTAAAACAAAAAGGGGGGTATATGGTGAAGAATTCTATGTTATTAATAGAAGTTTAGTGGATTTATCCTTACCTTTGTTAACTGACGAAGCAAGGGAACTCGTTGAACTTTATTATAAAGAAGATATTGACCCTGAAGGTCGGGGATATCAAAATCTTATGAGAATGATGATGGATGACGGGATTTTTAAGTACTTACCTAAAACAGACAACGCATGGGTGTATTTCTTGACACCTTTTATGAAACTTACAAGAAAAGAAAAAAGAAGATTTAGAAAAACTAATTAAAAAAAACAAAAAATGAGTAAAGAAAAGAATGACATTACTAAGATGGAGTTTCTACTCACATTGAATGACAATATCATTGTACAGAGGTATTACAATGTTAAAGGATTTAACGTAGACGCTAAAAATAGTATGGAATTAGCTGACGCAGTTAATGACGTATATATGAAAATTCATGGCGATTTGAAATCTAAAACAATTTGGTACATGCTGGAGAACCAGTATCAGATTATGTCTGACCCAAAAATTTTAGACACCTCTATGACTGATGATGACGAGGTATTTAACATCTATGTTAAATATAATGACGAAGTTATCATGCATCGAGGTTGGGACGGCAAGAGATACCCACCGAAGATTAGGTACACGGTTGACGTAAGACCTCATTTAAAGTCCATTCTGAAGTCCTTGACTGAAGTTTTTTCTTCTGACAAATTGACACAGAATTATATGGAATATACCCTTTCTTGAATATATTTATTAAGACACATTATTAGTAATCACAATCAACATGTCGAAAGAAAAAAATTTCGGATATCTCGGAAACACATTTCAAATTCAGTTATTAAATAACATCGTTCTTTATAAGGACTTTGCTACTTCTATTGTTGACGTGATTGAACCTAAATATTTTGATAATCAGTATTTTAAGTTGATTATGCAGGTCCTAAAGGAGTATTACCAAAAGTATGAACATACACCTTCATACAATACCCTTGAACAACTTATTAAGTCAGAAGTCTCATCTCCTATGGCTCAGAAGATGGTTCTTGATATGTTAGAGCAAGTTAAAGAAGCCCCTGCTGAAGGAGAAACCTTCGTTCAGGAAAAAGGTCTTAAATTTTGCAAACAACAAGAACTTCAGAAGGTTATGTCTAGGGCTCAAAAAATCATCGATAAAGGTGATTTTGAGTCTTATGACCACTTGGAGGAAATGGTGAGGGAAGCCTTACAAGTTGGGGAAGTAGATACAGGTACTTCTGAGGTTTTTACTAACCTTGAAGAGGTACTTGAAGAAGACTTTAGGCACCCAATCCCTATGGGGATACCGGGTATCGACAACCTACTTAAAGGTGGAATGGCAAAAGGGGAAATAGGAGTTATATTAGCACCAACGGGTGTTGGTAAATCTACCTTCCTCACAAAGATTTCAAACCACGCATTCAACTTAGGATATAACGTTCTTCAAATTTTCTTTGAAGACAATCCTAAAATTATTCAAAGGAAACATTTTACTCTATGGACTGAAATAGCACCCGATTTACTGTCAATGCATAAAGACAAAGTAATAAATAAAGTTCAGGAAATCAGAGAAAATGCACCTAACAAATTAGTTCTTAAAAAACTACCATCAGATACTCTTACAATGAATCAGATTAAAAATCAGATTCGTAAGATGACTGCTGAGGGAACAAAAATAGATTTAGTCGTTTTAGATTATATCGATTGTGTTGTTCCTGATAAGAACTTAGGGGATGAATGGAAAAGTGAAGGTTCGGTTATGAGGGGTTTCGAGTCCATGTGTCACGAATTGAACTTAGTTGGTTGGACGGCAACTCAAGGTAATAGAAGTTCTATTTCCTCTGAAGTTGTTACCACGGACCAAATGGGAGGTTCAATTAAAAAAGCACAGGTAGGTCACGTTATTATCTCAGTCGCTAAATCATTACAACAAAAAGAAATGAACTTAGCTACTATTGCGATTACTAAATCACGTATCGGTAAAGATGGAATTGTGTTTGAAAACTGTAAGTTTGATAACGAGATGATAGTAATTGATACTGAACAAAGTGTTACGTTCCTTGGTCTTGAAGAACAAAAGGAGGAAAAAAACAAAGAAAGAATCCGTGAACTTCTTGAAAAAAGGAAACAAAAAGAAAATAAATCTTAATTAATTGTCTTAAAAGATGGAGAATCTAATGAATAAAATAGAGACAGATATGCGCTATGTAATAAAAAGAAGTGGCGATAAAGTCGTTTTTAAAACTGAAAAAATTGAAGTTGCGGTTTTAAAAGCAATGAAGAGTACTAATCAGGTCGATGAGGTAATGGCGGAGAAAATCGCTCGTATTACTGCGAAGGCGTTGTTTAGAAACGATAAAGAAAGAATACCACATGTTGACGATATTCATGATATGGTTGAGAACAAACTAATGGATAACGGACTTAACGAAGTGGCAAAAGAGTATATTGTATATAGGGCTAAGAATAGACCTGATATATTTTCGAAAAGAGTTAATTTAAAACCTTATGATTATCCTGAGTTAAATGAGTTTGTCGATGCAATTAGACATTCATACTGGGTACATACAGAGTTTAATTTTACTTCAGATATACAGGATTTTAAAGTGCACTTAGATGAAAAAGAAAAATCTGCACTTGAAAGAGCGATGTTGGCAATTTCTCAGATTGAGATTGCCGTTAAAACATTTTGGGGGGACATATATAAAAGGATGCCAAAACCAGAAATCGGTAACGTAGGAGCTACATTCGCGGAGTCAGAAGTAAGACATGCTGATGCTTATTCACACCTAATACAGTTGTTAGGTTTAAACAAAGAATTTGAAAGTCTAATGCAGGTACCCGCGATTAGAAGAAGAATTAAATATTTAGAAAAATCCATTTCAAACTCAAAAAGTGTTGAGAACAAGGAATACTTTGAGTCCGTAATACTATTCTCGATGTTTATTGAGAACGTATCACTATTCTCACAGTTCTTAGTTATTATGTCATTTAACAAACACAAGAATATGTTAAAGGGTATTAGTAACGCTGTTGAGGCGACATCTAAGGAAGAGAATATTCACGCTAGTTTTGGATTTGACTTAGTAAACTTAATTAAGAAGGAAAATCCACATTGGTGGACAGAAGAGTTAGTTGAAGATTTAATTGATGCGACATTGGAAGCGTGTGACGCAGAAATCGAGATTGTCAATTGGATTTTTGAGAAAGGAGACTTAGACTTCCTAACTAAAAAACAAACTATGGAGTTTATAAAACACAGATTTAACGTATCATTAAACTCAATCGGTATTGATAGTATATTCACCGTAAATGAAACATTACTTGAGACTACTGAATGGTTTGATGATGAAATTTTAACAACAAAACATACAGATTTCTTCAATAAAAGAAGTATTAATTATAGTAAGAAATCAAAATCGATTACGTCAAACGACTTATTTTAATTTAATTATGATATAAAAAATGAAAAATAGAAAACTTTTTGATTGGATTAATGAAGAATCCATAACCTTTTTACGTAGAGGGTATTTAAGTGAGGGAGAGGAACCTTTAGAAAGAATTAGAACAATTGCAGACCATGCAGAGAAAATATTAGGAATCGAAGGATTTGCTGATAAATTTTATGAATATATGGGTAAGGGATGGTATTCGTTATCATCACCTGTTTGGGCTAATTTTGGAAAAAAGAGGGGACTACCCGTTAGTTGTTTTGGGTCTAACATTGGTGACAATATTGAATCCATTTTGTTTACACAGGCGGAAGTTGGTGAAATGAGTAAAATGGGTGGAGGAACTTCAGGTTACTTTGGAAATATTCGTGAAAGAGGTGCATATATTACCGATAACGGGCAAGCGCCTGGAGCGGTTCACTTTATGAATTTATTCGAAAGTGTCGTTGATAACATCTCACAAGGAGCTACTCGAAGAGGTCGTTTTTCACCTTACTTACCTGTAGAGCACCCTGATATTATGGAGTTCCTTGAAATCGGTACTGAAGGGTTCCCTATTCAAGATTTAACACATGCAGTAACTGTTAGTGATGACTTCATGAAAGAAATGATTGGGGGTGACGAAGAGAAGAGAGCAATTTGGGCTAAAGTAATTCAGAGACGAGGTGAAATTGGTTATCCATATATCATGTTTAGTGATACTATGAATAACAACTCTCCCGATGTATATAGAGATAAAGGGGCTAAAATTTATAATTCTAACCTTTGTTCTGAAATTGCACTTCACAATTCAGAAGAAGAATCTTTTGTTTGTGTATTGTCATCTATGAACGCTCTACATTATGACGAATGGAAAGACACAGATGCGGTTGAAACTATGACTTACTTTCTTGACGCGGTTGTTACTGAGTTTTTAACTAAAATTGAAGACCTAAAATCTGACGGTTCTATTGAAGGTAATAGGGCATTCTTCTACTTGGAGAAGGCATACAACTTCGCTAAAAGACAAAGAGCGTTAGGATTAGGTGTTTTAGGGTGGCATTCACTACTCCAATCGAAAGGGTTGGGGTTTGACACTAAAGAAAGTGCAAGATTGAATGTAGAGGTATTTAAAAACATCAAAGAAAAATCATACAACGCATCTTCTGAGCTAGCTGAAAAATTTGGAGAACCTGAATATCTTAAGGGTTATGGGCGCAGAAACGTTACACTTAACGCGATTGCTCCGACAACATCATCCGCGTTTATTTTAGGTCAAGTGTCACAGTCAATCGAACCTATATGGTCTAACTGTTATGTAAAAGACGTTGCTAAAATGAAAGTCACGATTAAGAACCCAATACTTAAAACCCTGTTACTTGAAATAGGGAAAGACACTAAAGAAGTGTGGGATACGATTAAAAAGAAAGACGGTTCAGTACAACACTTAGATTTTTTAAGTGACGAGCAAAAAGATGTTTTTAGAACTTTTTCAGAAATCAATCAAGCGTCAATAATTAATCAGGCTGCGGTCAGACAACAATACATTGACCAATCGCAGTCATTAAACTTAATGGTATCTCCTGATATGCCGACAAGAGATGTTAATAAGTTATTGATTGATTCATGGAAGTTAGGAGTTAAAACACTATACTACCAACACTCAATGAACTCGGCTCAGGCATTTGCAAGAAAGAAGTTGAATTTAAATGACCTACAATGTGTCGCATGTGAAGGATAAAAAAAGACCCGTGTTTAACACGGGTTTTTTTATAAAAATACTCTAAGTTATATTTATTGTTATGGCGATAAAGAAAACTTATGGTGTAAATTTTCCTTTTAGAGAAAGTACTGACGGTACTTACTTAGACTTAACAGAAAATGTACCTGAAGAAGTAAGGGCAGATTTACTTCATTTAATATTAACAAGAAAGGGTAGTAGATATTATTTACCTGATTTTGGAACTAGAATATATGAGTTTATTTTTGAACCTATGGATGGACCTACATTTGACGCAATAAAGTCAGATATACAAATAGCGTGTGATAAATACATACCTAACCTACAGATAAATGATATCACAATTGAACCATATAGTGAGGATGATAAGAGTCCTATAGGTGATTTAAACGTCGAGGACCAGAGCTCAACATATGAAATGTTTGATATATTTAGAACAGCGGGTGAGGGGGTTGAAGAGTACACCGCCAAAGTTAAAATAGACTATTCAATCAAAGATAGTACATTTGATACGAGAGATTTCATTATTATTAATATTTAAGGTAAATGGCTAATCGTAAAATATCATACACAGATAGAGATTTTGAAGGACTAAGGCAAGACCTTATTAATTTTACACGTCAATATTATCCTGAATTAATTGATAATTTTAATGATGCGTCAGTTTATTCTGTATTTTTAGATTTAAACGCTGCAATTGGAGATAATTTACATTATCACATTGACAGAAGTGTTCAAGAAACTGTTCTACAGTATGCTCAACAAAAATCATCTATATATAATATAGCAAGAACATACGGACTAAAGATACCTGGAAACCGACCGTCAATTGCGTTGGTTGACGTTTCTATAACCGTACCTGCTTTTGGGGACCAAGAAGATAGTAGATATTTAGGAATTATAAGGTCGGGCTCTCAGTTCATAGGTGCTGGTCAGATATTCGAAAATCAAGACGATATTGATTTTAGTACTCAGTATAATAGTAAAGGGTTTCCAAACAGAACTAAAATACCGAACTTTGATTCTAATAATAGAATAGTAAATTATACCATCACAAAAAGAGAAGTGGTTGTTAATGGAACTACAAAGGTTTTCAAAAAAGTAATTAATAGTAACGATGTAAAACCATTTTACGATTTCTTTTTACCTGAAAAAAATGTAATAAGTATAACATCTTTAATTCAAAAAGATGGGACATCCTATTCTAGTCCGCCGACATATGATGAGTTTATCACTTCACCCGATAAATGGTATGAGGTCGATGCGTTAGCAGAAAATACGGTATTTGTTGAAGACCCAAGTAAGGCGTCAGACAATCCAGGTATAAAAGTCGGAAAATATATAGAGACTGAAAACAGATTTATATCCGAATACACACCTGAAGGATATTGTAGAGTCCAATTTGGTAGTGCTACCGTAACCGCTGACGACCAACTTGCCGAGTTTGCAAGAACGGGGATACCATTAAGGTTACAGGATTATCAAAACAACATTGCACTTGGTAAAACAGTTAAAGCGAATACGACATTATTTGTTAAATATAGAATCGGAGGTGGTGCGACATCAAATATAGGGGTTAATACGATTAATCAAATCGGTAATGTAAATTTTGCGGTAAACGGACCATCACAGAACATTAATCAGAATGTAATTCAAAGTTTAAGATGTAATAATGTAACCGCCGCTATCGGAGGAGGTGACTTACCTACAACAGAAGAGGTTAGAAATATGGTAACTTATAACTTTTCAGCACAAAAAAGAGCGGTTACTATAAACGACTATAATTCTTTAATAAGAACGATGCCAAGTAGATTTGGTGCACCTGCAAAGGCTGCGATTGTTGAGGAAGATAATAAGATAAAAATTGAAGTATTATCATACGACTCAAACAGAAAGTTAACTAGTAATGTGTCTAAAACATTAAAAGATAATATTGCTAACTACCTTTCTAATTATCGTATGATAAATGATTACATATCTATACGGAGTGCTGATGTTATTGATTTAGAGTTTGAGTTCAGTGTTGCTATGACATCCACAGAAAACCAAGGACAGGTTGTAACTAGTATAGTTAATAGTGTCGAATCTTACTTATCTCCGATGACTAATTTATTAGGTAAAAATGTTAACATATCTGACATTAGAAGAATTATACAAGATATACCAGGAGTTAGTACATTGGCGGATTTAAAAGTGTTTAATAAAACAGGAGGTCAATACTCATCGTCCGAGACATCTCAAAGATACGTTAATAAAAATTCTAAACAAATTGAGTTGATAGATGATACTATTTTTGCACAACCTAATCAGATATATCAGATAAGGTTTCCTGAAAAAGATATTAAAGTCAGAATCAAACAACTTAAGAACGTAGAGTTCTCATAACGCATTCATATACTTTTATTTTTTTAAAATTAAAATTAAGATGAATAACTATTTATCTTAAAAGTATTTTATGTCAAAATCATATAGGTTTAGAACAGAAGTAGGGGTCGACAAAGAAGTCAGACTCAATATTGACCAGGACTTTGATTTCTTAGAAGTTTTGTCATTAAAGTTTAGACAAGAGGATTTGTATGATAGGTTTTGTGCGGATTATGGTGTTGTCGCTGGTAGGGTAGTAGTTAATGGAGGCTTCGGAGTTCCGAACGTCAACATTTCAATATTTGTCCCACTAGATAATGAAGACGCTAATGACCCGATAATTTCTACACTTTACCCTTATAAAAAAATAATAGATAAGAATGAAGATGGGTATAGATATAACTTATTACCTTACGAACAACAATACGGGGGGCATACACCGACAGGGACATTCCCATCTAGAGATGATGTTTTAACTAGGAGTGAAGTTTTACAAGTTTATGAGAAGTATTACAAATACACTGTAAAAACTAATGAATCGGGAGATTTTATGATTTTTGGTGTTCCTTTAGGTCAGCAAAAAATAGTAATGGACTTAGACCTTTCTAATATTGGTCAGTTTTCATTAAGACCTGCAGATTTAATTAGGATGGGTAGAGGAGTTGAAACTCAGTTTAACGGTCAACAGTTTAAAGCAAGTGAAGACTTAAATAGTTTACCACAATTAGTGAATGTTGTTAAAGAAATTGAAGTTTATCCGTTTTGGGGTGAGAACGACTTGTGTGATGTAGGATTAACCCGTACTGATTTTGACTTGAGAGATGAGGGGATTGAAATAAAACCGACATCAATATTTATGGGGTCTTTAATATCAACAGTAAAAGACCAATACCTAAGGGCCAATTGTAAACCAAAAAATAAAACAGGTGGTTTATGTAATTTAGAAACTGGTCCGGGTCAAATTTTGGCTATTAGACAAACAATTGACGTTGATTTTAGTGGTAAACCTATTATAGAAGAGTATAAACTTGAAGAGGGTGGAAATGTAATTGATGATGAGGGTGTTTGGTTAATAGACCTACCTATGAACCTAAACTACGTCACCACAAATGAATTTGGGGAGCAGATAATTTCAATAGACCCAAAAAACGGAATCCCAACAAAAGGTAAATATAGGTTTAAAATAAAGTATCAAAATGAAGGTGGGTTAGAAGAAGATGTTATACGAGCTAACTTTCTAGTGCCTAATATTAAAGAACATGGTTGGTCGGGTAGTACGATTGACGATTTACCATCAGAAGAGAAAAGAAATAAATCATATGCCTTTTCTTTAGATTGGGAGGACTATTATGACAGTGATTCCGCAATAAATTGTAATGATAGTTTCTATGAATTTAATTATAATAAAGTTTATACGGTTGCGAGTAATATTGACAGGTTTAAATGGGGATTCAATAGAAAAAAACATTTAGGAATTAAACAGATTAATGATGACAGTTGTAAGTCACTTAATAACACTCCACCAGTTAACGATGCCGTTAGAAGTGGGAGTCCTTTCATTTTTATATTTAACTTCTTATTAAGTATTATAACAGTACCATTAATTACTTTAATTATAATCTCACACGTTCTTGCATTTCTTTACCCGATACTAAGAATAATAATAAACATTATAGTCGCAATAATTAATGGTATTATATATGCATTATGTAAAGCGGTCGCTTGGATACCTGGGGTAAACTTAGACTGTCAAAAATCAACACTAACGCCATTACCAAAAGAGAACCCGTTTAAAACTATAGCACTACCTATGTTATCGTATCCAGACTGTGAGGCTTGTGAGTGTACTACAAAAAGTACCGATAATAGTAGTGAGCAGGAACAGTCTGCGGCTGAAACTGAAGCTAATTTTGCTTTCGGTGCAATTATAGATGCGACATCTAGTAACGCTTATGTGTATGACCCAGACCTTAATCAGTCATGTGTTAATGATTACGGTAGTGGAGAAGTACTTGATAACTCGTACTTATTTAGGTTGTCAAAAAGGTTGCTTGGTTCGGGATATGATAATAGAGATGATAATAACAGTTTTTATAAAAATATAATAAAAGAAAATGACGCTAATGTACCAAACAATGGTAATAAAAACGACCAATTCGAGTGGTATAAATCACCGGCATACCCCGTTTATAAAGACGTATATGATGAGAAATATAAGATAAGATGGGCATACCAATATAACCCCACTTGGGCACAGGCGTTAAATTTAATGAATCGAAGACGTATGTATTTTGGTGACGCGGGTATGAATGGTTTATTTAATAACATGCCAGGCGGGTCTAATTATTCATCACGAAAGACCACAAATAGAATACAAGTTAGTTGTGTTAACGATGACTTTGGACCACAAAACGGCGCTCCTTGGACAGATATGTGTAACGTATTCTTATTTGACCCAGGTACCAACCTAACTACAGGTTCACTAATGACCTTTAACGATTTAAATGAAATTAACGACCCCAACGTTAACACATATGAGAACGGGAACCAATTCGGTAATGAGTCTATTACAGGAAGTACCAATGGTAACCCAAACACATATACTCAAGTGGAAGTCCCATATGTTCAGGCCAATGGACAGACTGGTGTTGGGTATGCGAATTTAATTAATACAAGTACCACATCCTATTATACGTTTAAAAGTGGGGTTGAATACTTCCAAGTACTCACATCGATGACATTGAATGAGATGAGTACGCAATTAAAGGAATTTGAAAACGATGCCCTATTGAAAAAATTCGTAAGGACCTATAGAAGTAAGATTAATTGTAAACAAGAAGCTTCTGAAGAAGAAGGGTTTATATCTAATTTAAAGGTTACTGAGTCATACGATGATTATGAAAATATTGTTGTCGCCTTTTTTGTTAGGGGTGTTGATGTATATACTCCGAGACAAAAAATGAGATACGATTTATCTAAATTATTCGGTTTTGGTATCAACGGTCAGAACGATTACGTAGGTGCTAGAGTAGTTGAAGGTGATTATTATATGAATATACCGATTCAACCTAACGGGGGAGGTAGTGGTGATGAATGGTGGACAAATAGTGAATCTCCAACACCACACTATGAAATAGACAGTCCTGGTAGTTTAAAGTGGTACTCTTCGAATAACGGAGGAGGGTCAGGTAACTGGAGTGACGCGAACAAACTATATCACTCTTCATACACATTTACACCAAACTCGTCAAATTGGCAACCATTTAAAACATACAGTTTTAATAAATATTGTTCACTTGATGGACAAATAAGTAACGCCATGCCGGGTTACATGGGTGATTTTGGTGTGAGCTTACCCGATGAAAACTTCCCTGAATCAGGGTTGAACCCTTGGATGCAAAAAAGGATTGAAGGGTGCGGATACCAATACGCTGATTTTGTCGGAACCTCCAATAATAAAAAACGTAGAGAATTAGGTTCTTCAGCACATAGAATTACAAGCGTCTCCCCATTGTACTTACCCAAAAATTACGAACAAAACGGTGACGGTACGTACCCTAATGGAGTCCCACACACATGGATGTCACAATCCAATAAAATTGTATTCCGTTCCGATAGATTACCATCGAGTGACTTCTTTGAAAATTTTGAAAGTGACGCAAAAGAATTCAGAAGATACACATTACATATGAATAATATTCAAAAAACGTATTTCATAAGTGATGATGGTGTTATTACAACACCTGAAGGTGAAGTTATAGGAGCTGCGGATGGTAGTGGTAATTCTGCTGATGATTTAGAAGACGCGAACTCAACCGTAGCTAACGTCATTTCTTCATTTAGTTGTGGAGGGATGGTTCCTTTAGGTTGTTACGAAGGGGATGGGGAAGATTTTGATATATCGAGTCCTTGTTATTTAAGTGAAAATGAAGTATGGACGGGTCCTGAACGAGTTGTAAACGGATGCTATCAGTTTGTTATTAAGAGGGTTATTATCTCAATACCAAGAGATATCCTTATGTTCTTTGAATGGAGAGTTAGGATAAGGTTTATGTATGCGCTATGTCAAGGAATTATTGGAGAAATGTTTCAAAATAACTGGTTAAATGGAACCTTATATATGCCCGCAATACAAAAACAAACATTATTTAATAGCGATAATGAACCAACAAGGTATAGGTATTGTGGTGACCCTCAACAATTTTGGGATAACAGAAAGAATCAGGGACCACTATACTTTAATACTGATACCAACTCATTCTTCTATAGAAGTACTCCATATGATGACGAGAGTAATCAATTTGTTGGACAAGAACCGGGTAGAAATTACTACACAGGGCAAAACAAAAAAAATATATGGAGTCCTACTACAATAATGGAGCTAGGTCCAAGAGATGAGTTTACTAAAGAAATATCATTTTCACCTGAGTTTGAGGGTTATTTTATTGATTTAGTTACGTCATCATCATATAAGGATATAAGTACGATTATAAACTTATTTGCGGTATCAAGACTTGCAAATGCAGGTTTCTTAGAGACATTATTAGGAGCGGGGGACGCTAGTGTGGGGGCGATATTCTCAAGAGAGTTTGATACAATAGCTGACGGCACTGCATTTGCCGACTTTATAACCAATCCTTTTGATTCAAGAGTTGATGGTGATTTTGCTCAAATGATAAGTATAAACAGTGAATTTGGGGTTATACCTTATCTTGACGGTAACTATGAAGATAGTATTACCGTACAGGATGATAGGTTTGGAATATGGTTTAGTTCTAATACTCAGAATAGAAGACTAATTACAAACGGAGTTACCACATTCGGTACAGAAGTTGAGGGACCAACTAATTCATTTGGTTACCCTAATTCTCAAGTGATACCTTTTTATATGTGGAGGATAAAAGATAATGGACTATTCGGTACTGAACAAAACACATGGGAAACGTCATGTATATATGCGTCGACTTATCAAGGGGACGACTTCTTTGAAGGTAGTGGAAAATATATGAAACCTAACTCAGGATATGGGCTTGGTTATATTTACAATAGAAGTAGTAGTGATTCCGAACTTGACGAATTTCCAGTGAATAGTCCCAATAGTTGTGAAGACTCTTCTGGTGGTGTAATTTCTGACTTACTATCAGACGATTTGGCTAAAGGTAACTTTAAAGTGGGTAATCCATTTCATTTTTACTTTGGTTTAAGAAGAGGTAAAACCGCAATGAATAGGTATATAAAGAAATATATTTTTAACTTAGAATGAGTAATAAAAAATCTAACGAAATTCGGATTGTTAGGGGTGAGGACCGTTTTGCTGGGTCTTCAAACTCCGATATGCGAATTGATGTAGATTTACAAAGTAATAGAAGGAATAAAGTTGAGGGAGACAGAACCAAAATTTTAAATTTAGAACAACAATTTGACGATGAAAGACAAAAGTCTAGTAAGTTTAGAATAGTGGGTAAAATTACAAATATATTTGATAATGTAATATCGGGAGGGACTCAGTACACCCCATTTAAGAATAATTTATACTACACAAACGAATTAAATAATTTAGAAAATGGTTCTATTATATGGGAAGGTTATCCACAATATGATGAATTTACTTTTTACAGAACAAGGGGAATTGAAGGTCATGTCCCGTTTATTAATAAAAGTGCGACAACATATAATTGGACTAGTTATGTTTCTTACGGTTATAAGAATAAAGAGGACCAACTTATGAAACATAAGGTTATCTTTAGTAGTGGTACGTCCATTAATAATTTTGTAGTTACCGATGGGGTACCGTACTACATACTTAATAGACAAAATTCAGGTAAAAATCTAATAACTTTTTATTGTGGTATTAAACATAATCTATCTATTGGTGATTGGATTTATACAAAGGATGAAATAGATGGTAAGAGATATTTTGAGGTTTATACTTTAGGTGATAACTCATACGGTAATGAAGATAAAGTGTTTTCTATCTTTAATTATGGTTTTGAAAGTGTTCTTTTTGGTAACTACTCCACTGGAAATTTTAGAAGGGTTGGCGACATTAATAATAAAGAAGAGACTACATCTAATTACTACGTTAAAGTTCATAAAATTTTGACAGACACCACCAATGCTGACGTAACCAAGATGGGCTTTGAAAACAACCCATTCCCAATCAAAAAGAAGTTAGAATATTCAGGACTGACACCAAATAATATACAACGGACATCAATTAAGGATGGGTCATTAACCGTGGGGTTTTCTTTTGATGAAGATATTGATTTAAGTGGTTTAAAAGATAATTTAGATAGACCAATAACGGAGTTGTTTGTTACGATAATTAATAAAGGATATATGGGATGGTTCAATAATCCATATTTGGGTAATAACCCAAGTAATACAGGATTACAAGTTGGGTGGGATATGAACTTCTTAAAAAATGATATTGATAGTTGGTGGGATGTAGACAACTACAGTAATCGAGACAATATACCCTTTGGTGAATATACTATTAATGACACCACTTTTTACTATAACGAAAATTTAAGTAAAGGTGATGAAATTATGGGTGGGGTTTGTGAATATAATAACTACGAAGGTGCCGAGACTGAATTAAGTGAGATTAACCATAAGATATCATATAACCCGCAGATATTTGATAATAATAGTATTAATACTTTACCGAGTGGTTATGCATACAAACCACATTATAAAATTCCTATTGCTGCGTATTCTGACTATGTAGAAACAGGAGACGTGGATAAAGTAGATTTAATACCTGATTACTCATTTTTATCAAAAAACGATAATCAGTGGAGATGGAGAGATATATATCCATACGGCTTTATAGATACGGATGGTAACGGATACAATCACCCATTTTTAAACGGATGTCATTATCCATACACTAATATTTTATTCTTATTATCTCCGATGGCGAAAGATTTAAATAATTATAATAACGTGATTTACTCACCATTAATAGATGACTGTGAATAAGTACAGATTCAACATACAACCAGGAGACAGATACCTCAATATTCCTATTGAGATAAAAAACGACATGCTTGGTAGAGATGACTTGGTAGATAAGTATGAGGATGAGGTATTACAAGAAGTGATAAACCCTATTGAGGATTTTGAGGTGACTAGATACTCACATAAAGACTGGATTAAAAATAACGAAATAAAGTCATCGATTGAATATCAATTCTCATTTTACAATAGAAATACTGACATAGCTAATGAGACCTCTGTCTCTACTTCAATATATGTGAATGACTATGTTTTTACTGAAAATCCTAATTTTAGTGGAGAATGTTTTACAGAGGCCGAAATTTACTACAACGCAAATTCTTTTAAAAGAAGTTTCTTTAAATTGGACCTTTATGATACATCAGATAGTGAGACTCAAAAACTATATTTAACGATAATAATACCCACACAACAAGGAGAAACTAGAAATTCGGATACAGACCCGATAATATCAAACCCATTTGTTAACGGACCAACACAGCCCTCTATTGCACCTGGCGGAGGTGATTCAGGTTTAAGAATTATCGTTGAAGATGATACAAAAATAGAAACAGATTCAAATACTACGTTTGGTCCTTCATATAAAGCGACTTTTAGTAGTTGTAACTCACAAATATTATATAGAGATTTAGATATTAACTTGTTTAACTCAATGGATTATCCAAATACTAATTACACTGTAACTTCTGCGGGTATTTGTTATGAACTTATAAATGTAGATACCGAAACAATAATACCTGACCCTGAATTATCTATTTACATAAGTGACCTTAATCAAATGGGTACCTCTGGGTGTGGTTGCGTAGAACCAACACCGACACCAAGTATTACTCCATCAGGTTTACCACCCGCTTACCCACCATGGCCCCCCGGTCCATCACCTTCTATAACACCGACACCGAGTATATCTACGCAAAGTCAGGGGTCTGGAGGTGATATTAACAACGACCCACAGGGTATTGGTAATTCGGGTCCGTCATCACCATTATTAGCTCCACCGAATGTAGAGATAAAAAAACCAAATTTCGTTTTAGACTTTATTGGGGATAAAGAGGGTTACTTCATTTATTGGTTAAAGGACCCAAACTACATAAATATCGATACGTTTTATATGGGAGCAAAGTTTTTTAATGCGAAAACAGGTCAATTCAGTAGATTTTTAAATAAAAGACAAACTTCAATATCTGAGAGGTTCAACTTCGATAAAAGTAAGTCTTTTTATTATAAAGTTCAGTTAGACACAGAAAAATACATTTATGAAGTGTTTGATGTTGAAACAAATCAAAGAGTAGGAACTAACTCAGAAATAAAATGGTTTGAATATATGAATCCGTGATGAATGAAGAAAAATATTTTATAAAAATATCTCCAGAATCACTTAAAAGTGATGTTTTCCAAAAAACCTATAGTGGAAATACTTTTGGTGTATATTCTGCGATGACTGCAGTTTTAAGTGGTGGTACAGGTGGAAGTAGTTTATTGACAGGACTTACCATACCCATAGTTTTTAAGCAAACCTTTGATGATATGGGTTTTTATAGTGGATTTGACGGTTTTATATTACAAAAAGACGTGGTAAGTAATTTTTCAGTTAGCGGGGATACCACCAACCAATATAACATTAAAGTATATAACACCTCAGATGAGTTTAAAAAGTTTTTAAAATTATCTACTTATGAAATTAATTGGGGAGATGGAACAATTGAACCATTTACCGCGGTTTTTCCTGATTATATGGAACATACCTATCCATCCGTTGATGACACTTACCTAATAAAATTAACACAAAAAAATCCATGGGGGGTTACAAATATAAGTAAAAAAGTAACACTACCTAATGTTCCTGTTGAAATTAATAATGAACCTAATGAGGTCACTTTTACACCACAGTCAGGAAATTGGGCAAATGTTTCATTTAATGCTAATTATATTTTTACAGGCGATTCTAATAATACTATTTCAGGTCAGACTAGTAATGAGACATTTAATATATCAGGTTACACATCTTCCAAGTTAACTGAACTAAAACTATACGGACCAACAAAATATGACACATCTGTTGTCGTAAAAAGAAAAAATGAAAACTACGGTAGAGTCACCGAGATTACGGAATCATATACTGCATATACAATACAAGACGTAAATTATTTTGATTATCCTAACAAAAAGACCGTTTTTGTCATGGAATCTAGTGGATTAACTGAGGATATGATTACTGCAGAACCAATTACGAAAGAAGAAGTATTATTTGGAGTAGTATCGTCGCCAGAAATACAATCCCAAATATTTATTGATAGAGGTAAAATTTCTGCTTTCGAAGGAATACAGAGACTCGGAGAAGTCGATAATATGGGAGACTTAGTATCTTATGGGTACGGTTTCTTTAAAATAAAAGAACAAGAGTAAAATGGCGTTAGGAACATACGGAACAACAAGACCATCAGATATGTCTCCCGAAGATGTGGAGATAATACTGAACTACACCCCCTCAAGAGACGTTACTAACGATTTTGAGTTAAAAAAACTAAACGCGAGTGAAATTTTAACGCCTTATTTTCATAACGACAGTACTGGTGGTAATGCTAATGTGGAGATATTAGGAGGTATGTATAATTTAAAATTACCAGCCGACGAGTTTAACGAAATAGGTATTTATACACTTTATATTAGACCTGTAGAGATAAGAACAACGATAACAGATTGTGGAGTTCTATCTTCATTACCTAATGTTAAGGGTATTATCGTTGATTTAAATCAGGTTCCTTCGCAATATAGAAATAGATTTATTAATCAGGGATTAGTTGGTCACAGAGTAGAATACCTAAATGATGATGGTAGTAAAATAACTAATTTTTATAGAATAATTACATCTTCCTTCTATTGTGAACCCGTAGTTACTAACCTAACAAACTCTTCACAAAAATCTATAAGATATAGATACGTAGAAAGTGGTAGTGACTTACTATTTTGTACAGTATCACCCGCGAGTGCGCCTTCCAACAAACCTAGTGCCACTCCATTTATCGGACAACCAAATCAAAACATTATAATTACGAATACGTTTTTTAATCCGATTAGTGTTGAGATAGAAATGGCGGAACATGATATCGATACGTTGGCGATTGCTCTTTACGGTAATCAGACTAAATCTATTGAGGACGGTGTATACACGTTATACGATAGTGACCTTAACATTTACAAACAATACAACTTATATGAAATTCGTGATGAGTTTAATAATCTATTATACGAGGTACGTCAAGACCGAGGTGGTAATATAGACTTTAGTAAAAACTTTACAAACATCACAGGATAATGGCCGACAATAAATATAGATACCCACCTGCTCCCCCTAACGCTAGGGGGACTTTTTCAGATGAACTCGTAGGTTTTCAACTGATTGATGGTGGAGGTCTTACGCAAGGAAATTTTGAGTTTACCACTAACGTTGTTGAAAAGGTTAACAGAACTTTTGACACGGGAGTGTTTTCCGCTCCGATATCCCTCAACGACTTAGATTTTAATAGTTTAGAAGAGTCTAAAATTATTATGGCCAAAAATTTTAGGGTATACCCTAATTTTGATTTATCTAAAGTAACTAATTTTTCACTTTATGGTTCAATAAGGAAAAGATTTTCATCGTCTATTACTAAGGTAATAAATTATTTTCCTGCCGCAATTCAGATAGACAAAATTTATTACGGTTTAAATACAGGGTATACCGCGTATAACATAACTTATGATAATGTTGAAGGTCTTACAACTTTTGAATTAGACGTTACTACATTTAAGAATACTTTTGATATTGATTATTCTGAAAATGCTGACCGTAACATTTCTGTTCGTCCTTTAGAGGTTAGTCCATTAAGAAATTTAACAAGAAATTTTTTAAAATACGCCCTATTCCTTGAAGATTTAGAAACTGAATATAAATTTGTTGATTTTGATGCATCGCCGAGGTTATCGGCGGGTACCGTAACTGTGGTAGTTGAAGGAAACCCATTTAGTGGTGAAGTAAATTCAACAAAAAGTATTCTATTAAAGCCAAATAAGTTTGAAACCGAAAAGGCATTTAAAGACCCGTTTGATGAAGTTGAAGACTTTTTATTGAATCGTTTGGTGTCTCCTAAGTATACTGCGGAATTTGAGTTCATGAGGGAGGGAGAAGATGGTAACTTCTATAAAACTAGACAAAAGGTAACTTGGCCATTAGATGGTTTTTGGAATTTAGATATTCGAACAGGGAAGTTTGAATCATATATGGAGAGGTTAAACATCATCGCAGATGATATTGACGAGTTTAGGTCAAACTTAATCTCAAGATTTTTAACAACGGGAGCTTTTAAAGACTTTGATACTCAGGGTAAAAAAGTAGAGAAGGTATTGCAGTTGTACGGTAGAAGTTTTGATGAAACTAAAAAGTTCATTGACGCATTGGCTTTTATGAATTCGGTTAACTACACAGTAAAAAACGATATACCCTCACAACTTTTAAAAAACTTAGCACAGACATTAGGATGGGACACTAACATATCTTTAATAACTAATGATGACTTCTTACAAAGTATATTCGGAACTAAAAACCAATCGATATACCCTGGACAAACTAGAGATAAAACGCCGACTGAATTAGATTATCAATACTACAGGAATCTAATATTAAATTCCGCATATCTATTCAAATCTAAGGGAACTAGAAGGTCAATAGAGGCGTTGATGAGAATGATAGGAGCTCCTGAGGCATTAATTGAGTTCAATGAGACCATATATTTGGCTGACGGACCAATTAATGTAGATAGGTTCAACGAAGAATATGCAACAATAACAGGTGGTACCAAAACTACTGAAACTCCTGTATTAAATCCTAACGTCACTTTTAGTTTTGAAGGAGTACAGTATACGGGATTCACCACAGAATTATCGATAACTTCTGTAGATAGTACAAGGGGTGATTATCCCGTCGACGAGTATGGATATCCGAAATCCATGACACCTACGGAGGATATATTCTTCGAAAAGGGTTCGGGATGGTATGAACAAACACCCGAACATAGAGCGCCTGTTAGAATAGACACCGATAATTCTGTTTTTACAGGGCAAAATCCTGATGTACAAACTAAGTTAGAGCCCTTCACATATGGTGAAAAATACTTTAACAGGTTTAGACATTTCCCATATATGGATTTGGGTTTTGGTATTACTACTATAAAGGATAATAACAAATCTTGGACAGATGACGAAACAGGATTAAGAAGAAATACCCAAGCGGGTTATAACGCTTACTACATTGTCGATGATGAAAGATTGGTTTTAAATAGAAAAAATATTGACTTAGGATTAAATATGGGTCAGGGTATTATATATGACATATGGGATATGTCAAAAAAATATGATTACCCTTTCCCATCGACAGGTTTAACTTCACCATACCCCTATCCTGAAGGTACGGATTGGACCGTCATCAATCCAAAACCAAAAGAAAAAACTTTCTTTGAATTTGCGCAGACGTTCTATCGTAATATGATAAACGTTAGAAATAGACAAACAATAACTGACGGTAAGGGAGGAGGATACCCAACCCTACAATCGGTTTATTGGAAATATATACAGTCGGAAGAAAACGTAGGTATACCGTCAAATAAGTACACTTACCAAAAAATGATTGATTTCACAAATGGTATTGGTGACTACTGGATGAAACTTATTGAACAGATGATTCCCGCATCTACCATTTGGATGGGTGGTCAAAAAATGGAAAATAATGTCTTACAAAGACAAAAAGTAGTATGGAGGAGACAGAGAGGGTGTGAGTTAGTACCAATTCCATGTATACCGTGTACATTTACCGGTCAATTATTAGGTGCTGATTGTGTCACCCAAACACTTAGTTGTGATATCGGATTAACTAACCCGCAAACAACACTTATAAATAGCATTAACACCGCAGTTGCGGGTGAAGGTTATAATGTTAGTGATTGTACACTAAACACGTTAACAAGTATGTGGTATGTCGATATTAGGTTAAGTGGTACTTTGTTAAGAAAAGACCTTTTTTATACGGGATATGGTGGTGGTGATTATCCGTCAAGTCAACAGTGGTTATCGGCGGTCGAAAACTCACTAAGTACTTTATCTCAAGACGGTTTAGATTATAGTATAAACGGTAGTACGATAACAGTATCAAATATTGGGTGTAATAATGATTTTACTAATAAAAATTTACAAATAAATGCGGGTGTCAACATAAGTATTAATTGTACAGCATGAGTTTTACACAGTATATATTACAGAGTTGTGATGGTGACCTTAGGTATAAGGTTAACTTTACAGGGGCCACAAATTTAAATGTTGGTGAAACGTGGTTTATAGAGTGTGGAGGTATACAAAGTGGATGTTATCAAGTAGAAGAAAACACTGATGAGAGATTAGAAGAGTATAATTCCGACGAATGCACCTTTATCGAATTTGATGATTGTGATGGTTGTGAAGTTGATACTAACATGGCGTTAACTAATTGTAATATATATAGAGGATGTCCGGACGACGATAGACCATTTTTTACAAATGATATTAATTGGCCTACAGGAGCTCAATATTCAGGACTCCAAACAATACTATTTGAGGACCCCACCACAAAAAACGTAAAATGTTTTAATAAGATAAGCACTACCATTACAAACCCAACTTCAGTAATTGCACTTACTGGATTTACTAATTGCACTGATTGTGTTGAGGTATGTCCTAAACAAGATATAGTATTTTTATTAGACCAATCCTCAAGTATTAGCGCCTCCGAGTTCGTCTTTATGAAAAATGGTGTTAACAACATCGCAGATTTACTTGAAGCGGAAATGGACTTAGGACTTGTTAATATGGCGGCATATAAGTGGTCTAGTTGTGGGGTAGTACAACTTATTTCAAATTTAACGTCAAATCACAGTACATTTACTTCATCAATAACCTCAGCAAGTCCAAGTGGAGGAGGTACATACGTGAATACCGCATTAGATGACGCTTATGACCAATTATTTGGTGCTTATAGTGAATCTTCAGCTGAAAAAACAATTATTATCATAACAGATGGTGCTATCTCAGATTACTACGGAGGTTGCGGTTCTAATAGTGCCATTAATACTGCGACTTTAATTAAGACAGGTTTATACAGTCCCGCGATAGACACACCGGTTAAGATTATTGCGGTAAATATAGTTTCAGGAGTACAACAACAACTTCAGTACATGGCCTCAGGTAGTGATAATTATTATTTCGCTAATACATTTTTTACATGGCAAAACTCAATATCCGATAGCGTTGCAGGTACAGGTTGTGAAGAAAATGTGGATTATGGTGGAGCATCAAATCAAACTGTTTGGTTAACAGATGGATGTTGTACTGAGGTACCTGGTATATACGTTTTATTAGATAGTAATTACACACCAGCAGCAAATTCAGGTTTTCAGTTTATGGATACCTGTTATAAATTTAGCACGCCCGTATCGGATGTATTTAGTTCATTAGTGTCATACGCGGTATTAACAGGTGATGTAGTTAATAATATTTGTACTTCTACATCTACACCTGACTGTAGATGTTCGGATGTTGAAGCGGCATACTTTGAAAATTGTTGTGATAGTAGTCAAACAATAACCGCATCATATGATACTGGGGTAACGGGTTCACCATCCATTGGTGATGGATTTGTGTTAAGTGGAATTTGTTGGTACTATACTGGTACACCATATCTTTCAGAAGCGGACCATTTTATAGCTTCATTCACATCAAGTATTTGTAATACAACGGATGGGACATGTCCGACATGCCCATCATTGACGCCAACACCAACCAATACAGTTACACAAACACCAAGTCAGACACCAACAACTTCAGTTACTCAAACACCTTCTACTACACCAACAACCTCTGTAACACAGACTCCAACACCAACACCAACTACGTCTACCCCATTATTTACTACACAAAAGTTTTCTGCTTGTACAAAATTTACAAACACTGATATCGTACCTTGTGTATATGGAACAACTGCTTACACCTATAATTCGGTTACTTACAATATGCCACTTTATATTGGTAATGTATGTGACTTAAGTCCTCTTATGAATTCAAACTATGAAATTACAAGAGATGATATATGGGTGGCGGCTCTTTTCCACGCCTCTTACAATGGAGGATGTAATGCACCATTCTTAACTACTATAAATCCGTCAGGATATCCACCAGCGAATTGTTTGACAAATGCTTATTTTATATCCTTTTTTCCATGGATTGACGACACTACGGTTGAGTTTGATTTAAGTACTGAATCCTCTTGTCAACTTCCTCAAATACTTTACTCTACAGGTCTTACAGTAAGTTGTACTGGTACAACAGAATCGACAGGTTGTACGTTTCACACTGAACTAGTTAATGGAGATGAACATTGTCTTATATACTTGGGTGAAGTTCAGACTAACGAACCGATATATGTGTCGAGCGTAAACACTGAGTATTCAGATTGTAATTCATGTCAAGGACTGTGTAACCCACAAGATATTGTTGTGTTGATGGACCAATCGGGTAGTGTTGGTTCTATTAATTGGCAAGATATGCAAGACGGTGTTATTGCGATTGCCGATGATTTGGAAACTAGAATGAATCTCGGTGAGGTTCGAATGTCAGCAATAAGGTGGTCTAATTGTAGTAGTACCACACAAATAGTTGGATTAACTTCTGACCATACTATATTTACAAATGCAGTTGATACCGCACCATTTAATGGTGGAGGAACATACGCGTCACGAGCGTTATCAGACGCTTATGATTTACTAGATGTCGATAATTTAACTGCGGAAAAAAGTATAATATTAATTACTGACGGAGGAATCTCAGATTTTACTAATCAGTCATGTGGTATACCATCCACTTCACAATTGGCCAACCAAATGAAGGCGGGTACCTACGACAGTGGAGTCCCAATTAAAATTTACACTGTAAATATAACTAATGGTAATAATTTACAATTAAATTCATTATCTTCAGGACCTCAATTTCAGTTCAGTGCGACTGACTTTGATGATTTTGTTGATAATGTATCAGGGCAGATTGCCGACAATAGTTGTGAAGAAAACCCATTTACTGGTAGTTCATATAATTGGTACGAGTCTACACCCTGTTGTACGACATTCGGATTACCCGATATAGTGGTTGCGTTAGAAACAGGGACAACACCAACGTTAACTACAGATGGATTTATATACAATGGAAATTGTTATACGTTTAATACTTTAACAGGAGATACATTTAGTGGTTCTTCGGTATATACCGTTTTACCTACAGATATAGTTACCAATGCGTGTGCTGACTCAATATGTAGTTGTTCTAATTTAGAGAAGATATTTTTAAGAAATTGTTGTGACATAACTGATAAGATACAGGTACTTTATTCTGGTGGTACACCTACCGAAGGACAGGGATTAGAGTATGATGATAAATGTTACACATATAAAGGTGATACAGATGGTATTGATGTTGGAATAACGACCGACACACTCACAGACGATATTTGTTTATCAGGTTTTTGTGATTGTACCGTTTCGGGATGTGGTTTACAAGATATAGTAGTACTTGTTGACCAATCAGGAAGTATTATTAGTGATTTTGATGACATTAAAACAGGTGTTGTAAATATTGCTGACTCTTTGGAGGGTAATATGGATAGTGGTGAGGTTAAGATTGGTATTATTAAGTGGTCTAGTTGTGGTAATGTTGATGAGGTGATAGACTTAACAGATAATCATACTAATTTCGTTAATGCTGCTAATAATATGTCACCTGACGGTGGGGGGACATATGTAAGTTATGCTTTAGAACAGGCATATAATATGTTAAACGGCGCTAACTCCACTTTAGGTGCAGAAAAAAACATTTTATTAATTACTGACGGACAAATTTATGACGTTACTGTCCCGTGTTCATTAGCTTCATTAAGTGCTTCACAACTAACGTCACAAATGACGTTAGGTTTATTTAGTAATGGTGTTCAGGTTAAAATACAAACTATAGGTGTTGGTAGTGGTATTAATGTAGGTCAACTTGAGACATTAGCCTCTTCTCCTGATTTAGCATATACCGCAGATTTTGACACATTCGCCTCCGATATATCAAATCAGATTGCGTTAACTTCTTGTGATGAAAATCCTGTTGGAGATAACCCTGATTTAGTTTATTGGAACGCTTCGGGTTGTTGTGAAAATTTAAATCTACCTGATATAGTGGTTTCAGTTTCTGCAGATACATCGGTATCGGGTGGATATTCATTTGTGTTTAACTCGGTTTGTTATACATTTACATCTTTAGCTGGTGACTCTGAAAGTGGTAGTACTGTAGACTTTATTTACGAAACGAATATATATACAGACGGATGTACAAATCCAAGATGTGGAGATTGTAATACTGATTATAAGCTATATGAGTTAGAAAATTGTTGTGATGAGACAGATACAATAACTATTATTTACTCAGGAGGTACAACGACACAGGGATATGGTTTAGAGTATGACGAAAAGTGTTATAACTACAAAGGTAATCCAGGTACTGGTACACCAGTAATTAATACAAACACACTTTTACCGAATATATGTACTAATGGGCCATTATCAGGTATGTGTGTAACTTGCGGGACTCCCACACCAACACCTACCAATTCAGTTACACCAACTATAACACCAAGTAATACGGTTACACCGACTATAACAACTACAAATACTCCAACTCCAACACCAACATTGAGTAGTGTTGCTTGTAATTCAGGTACCTCAGATTTTATTGGTGGTTGGCTTAAAGAGTCATGGGACGGGACAGCAACTAATGAATATTTCCAAACAAGGTTAATACAAGTACTACCGCCAGATTTACCTGACCCAGGTAATATTAACAACCCTATCAATTATGATAAAATCATAATTGATAGGTATAGCCAGGGGAATGTCGACCAAGAAACTGAATTAATGGCTTTAGATGGTAATAATTCAGGTATAATCACTTTAGATTATTTTGATAGTTCACTTATTTACTACTCTATTTTGGGTATAACATATGATTCACTACAAGAACAACTTGAAGTCGATTTAGGACCACTAATAAATTCACAATTAACCTCATATGTGAATGGGGTTTCATATGGGATATGTATTAGAAGTAGTAGTACAAGTAACACTCCAACTCCAACTATAACACCAACAGTAACACCTACAATAACGGTATCACCGACAACTACGCCGTCTATTACTACAACACCAGCACAAACTCTAACACCTACACCCTCGGTAACACCTTCTGCTGTTACTACCGAGGTATGGGAAGCGGCTGCATGTTGTGATAGGTCAGATACATTATTGGTCGAAGTACCGACGCCAGAAACTAAAGTATTTGTTTTCTATGACGGAACTTCATTAGATGAGGCTAGTGCTACACAGGCTTCTGAGAGTATAAGAGAGTGGTACGATGAAAAGGTTTCATATGGTGACCTATCAGGAAACAATTTGTATGAAGGTGTTGTAGGTGCACCTTCAAGTAACGGAGAAAATTGGTTATGGTGGTCTTCATACCCATACTTGGGTTCAATGACGGGGGGTACATTGTCAACAAACGAACAGATAGATGAGTTTGGTTCGGACCCTTCTGACGTGGTTGAGTTTTCAATAGCTAATAGTGGATGGTGTCAAAATAGTTCTGGTGAATGTAGACCTAAATCCACTGAGTTTAATGATAGTAACACTACATACAGAAGAATTAACAGAGGACAAAATATTACCACAGGTATAAACGATACTCGCACTAATGGAGTACCATTTGACCATAGTACAGAATTAAATAATACTGCAAATTCAGGCCCTGGTACTTTTAATGGTGGTATAAGTGATTATATTGTAATTTTAGTTGTAGATGAGGCGGACGGGGCCGCAGGTTTATATCATCCTAGAATTCAAAAATCTAATTTAACTGTAGATGGTTTTAGTTTATACTCGTCAGTTAGTGAAGCACAATGGTGGCAGCCGTCAGCAGGAAATCAACCATCGACCAGGTTCGAGGCAGAATATGAATCATACCTCAAAGTATGGAGAGATATACAATTAATTGGAGGTAGAGTTAATGGGTTGGTTTATCCAGTAATTGATTCAAGCACGGCTAGAATTCCATTCCCGTTACACTGTTTAGGTGCTATTGAAGGTGAAACAATAACAAATACTGAATTTCAAACTAAATACGGAGAACCAATCACCTCAGTGGGTCCCGAAAACATAAACTGTAGTTTAATAACCACAAATAATCCGTATTCGACACTTACTAACACCACGTCATACCAAAATCTACCAACACAATACCAAAACGGTGCTGGTCTTAAGAACTTTGGAATTCAGGTAGACCCCACGGTTTACAGTTTTACTTCAGGAGTTGTCGGAGATAGCCTAGATGAGTTCTTAGATAGTACAGACCTATCTGAGGGTTATGGATTTAATAATGGGGGGACATGTTATTACTTTACTCAAGAAACGTTAGGTACTCCCCAATTAATTTTAAAATGGAATCAGATACTTCCTGATTATTGTGATGACGTATCGTGTATATGTGCATCAGCGACTCCATCAGTAACTCCTACAAATACCCCAACACCAACACCATCGGCGTCTAATTTACCTGGATGTGTTTCAGGTCAAACAAGTGGTGATTATGTTTTTGTTGATTGTTGTGGAGTGACACAAAGAGGTTCTTCACTTGGAGTAACATTCTGTGTGGATACTTCGGCGTATTATTCAGGTATAGTATTAACTTATAATGAATGTGTACCTAGTTGTGACGAAGGTCCGTTAGAGATAGCGTTCTCTGCGACTCCTAACTGCGGTAGTTTAGGTTCCATTTTTATCGATGTTCAAGGAGGTACAAAACCATACTTAATACAGAACACTTCACCTGGTACAGTACCTGATACATCAGGTAATGGTCCGTTTACGTTTGATAACTTACCCGCTGGGACTTACGTATTTAATATAAGTGACTCTACATTACCGAACAGTAGATTAATAACACAACAAATCGTAATTCCTGATTGTTTTGATGTTGAAATAGAAGCCTTAGATGTCCCATGTAACGATACGACTGGTTCAATCATAATCAGTGGAGATAGTAGTAACTACCCGTATACAATTCTTTTATATCAGAATAGTACTCTTTTCCAAACTGTAACAACAGATATCAACCCATATTCATTCGACAGTGGTATTATACCATCTAGTTATTATGCGGTAGTTACTGATGGTACAGGTCAAGAAATAACTACATCTACAGTAAACGTAAGTCAATCTAATAATGTGGACTTCGATGTTTTAATTACAGGTGCTAGCCCATGTAATTATTATAGTAATGGATACGGTGCGGTTACAGGACTAACGGGTACACCACCATACACATTCCAATGGTCTAATGGAGGGACAACGCAAATAGTCGACAATCTACCACCTGGAAATGGTAGTGTAATTGTTACAAGTAGTAATGGATGTACAAAACTTGAAAATTTTGTTGTGGGTAATTTAAGTTCATTAGGTGTTTCTTCAGTTACAGGTACACAACCTGATTGTTTTAATTGTAACGGTTCATTAACATTTACTATTACAGGTGGAACTACACCTTATAGTTTTTCTGCGAGTACTGGAGAGTTACAGTCGGGTGGAGAAACATTTACCCTAAACAACTTATGTGCGGGAGTTCACTCAATACACGTTCAAGATTCGGGTGAGTGTAATCTAACCTACCCATCCACATTGACATCTACCGCTGGTTTTTCTGTGGTCTCAGTTTTATCTCAAAATTCTAACTGTGGTGAAAATGGTGAAATCACAATAAATATTGAAGGTGTCACAGGAATTGTAACATACTCTATTACGGGTAATACAGGATATAGTGAAAGTGCTAGTAGTTCATCACAAACACACACCTTCGATAATTTAGCCTCAGACACGTACACCATAGAGGTAACATCAAATAGTGGTTGTAATTATACGACAACTAAAACAATTGAAAATGAGAATAAATTCACTATTGATGTTTCACAAATTACAGGTACAACATGTGGGACAAATAACGGTGAAGTAAATATAGTTGTTAGTAGTGGAAGTACCTCAATACAGTATCCTCTAAGTTATAATGTCAAAAGAATAAGTGATGGGTTTACCATCTATAATAATATTAATTCTAATAGTGACACATTAAACTTAACAGGTTTAAATAGTGGTTCATATGAGGTTTCTGTAACAGACAATAACGGTTGTGTTAACTTAAACTATTTTACTATTTCCGAAAGTACTGGTGGAGTACAAGCGATACTTTATAGTACAAATTGTGTGTCGGGTAATGATGGTACGGCAACATTAGAAATAGTTGAGGGTAGTGCACCATTCACAATAACGTGGTCCAACGGAGTAACTAACCAAAATTACCTATCTGGTTTATCGGGAGGTACGTATAGTGTTACTGTAGTTGATAGTGATGGATGTACCATTCAAAAACAAACAACGGTTGTTTGTGATAGTGAAGATGTTGAGGATTACGTAATTAATACCCTATGTGAGCAAAATTTTGTAACATCATCTCAAGGTAAGAGAGGTTTTTATGAAATGCTTAATGAGGCATTCTTAGATTTAAATCAACCTGGAAACGGATGTGAATTAACTCAAGCGATATTCACAGGTGTATTAACAATATCAGGTGGAAGTTATGGAATTGGACAGACATTAGAAAATGAATTCTACACAGGTTATACATTAAATGATGTTCCATCAGATAATGAATGGGAAAGTGTGGTAAATGGATTATTAAGTCAGTTTAGTGGTATTACGTATACTACTGATATATTAAATAATATATTTACTATTGCTGGTGATTGTGAAGGAGATGTTGACCCAACTAGTGG